CTGAGAATCGTCCCTCTATCCGTTTCATAATGCTCCCAGTAATCGTCTCCAGCAGTGCTGCTATAGGAAACGGACATGGCAAAGGGATCCCAGTTCCCGTCCAGGTCGTACCAGCCCATGCCGTACTCCGGATCATAGCCGCCCTCAAAGAGAAGGATATCGTTTTTGGTAATGCGGATGTGCTCCACAGGCCCCAGCTGCTCCGCCTGAATGGGCGGCAGGCCGGTTTCCAGGGTGCAGTCATCTTGGATGCGGTTTCCGATCCGGAAGTCCACCTCCGTCAGGTTTCCGCTCCCGGCGGCCCGCACGGTGATCTCCACCTGCTCCCCCCGCACCTTGCCGTTGTAAATCACAGACTCTTCCGTTTCCGTCCGGCGCAGCAGTCCGCCCTCGAACTCCACGCCCTTTTGAAACCGGGCGGCGACCATCAGCACGCCAAACAGCACCACCATGGCCGCCATGGAGATCAGGACAGCTTTTTGCAGCTTTGAGCGCTCTTCCATAAATACCTCCTGTATTTTTCGTAAGTATTATACTTTTTGTTTTCGAAAATGGCAAGTTTCGACTGTGTCACCGGGGCGTTTACCCCGGCATCCCCCGGGTCACTTACCGCCTTTCAGCTCGATGATCCGGTCGCGCAGCACCGCTGCGTACTCGAATTCCAGCAGCTTGCTGGCCTCCTTCATCTCCTGCTCCAGCTTGGCGATCTCCGCCGTCCGCTCCGCGTCCGTCAGCTTTTTGGGCTTGCCCTTGGCCTTGCGGCCGCTGTCCTCGCTCTTGGAGATCTCCAGAATTTCCCGGACATCCTTGATGATGGTCTTCGGCACGATGCCGTGGGCCTTGTTGTAAGCGTCCTGAATTTTCCGGCGGCGCTCCGTCTCGTCCATAGCCGCCCGCATGGAGGGCGTGACGGTATCGGCGTAGAGGATCACCAAACCCTCCGCGTTCCGGGCCGCCCGGCCGATGGTCTGGATCAGGGATGTCTCGCTGCGGAGGAACCCCTCCTTGTCGGCGTCCAGCACCGCCACCAGAGAGACCTCCGGCAAGTCCAGGCCCTCCCGCAGGAGGTTGATACCCACCAGCACGTCAAACTCGCCCAGCCGCAGATCCCGGATGATCTCCATCCGCTCGATGGTGGCTACGTCGGCGTGCATATACCGTACCCGGATGCTGTTGGCCCGGAAAAACTCCGTCAGATCCTCCGCCATCTTTTTCGTGAGAGTTGTCACCAACACCCGCTCGTTCCGCTTGGCCCGGGCGCGGATCTCCTCCATCAAATCGTCGATCTGGCCCTCTACCGGGCGCACCTCCACCCGGGGGTCCAGCAGTCCGGTGGGGCGGATGACCTGCTCCACGATGTTGTCCGCCCGCTCCCGCTCGTAAGGCCCCGGCGTGGCGGAGACGAACACCGCCTGACCGATGCGGCTCTCAAATTCCTCGAATTTCAGAGGCCGGTTGTCGAAGGCGCAGGGCAGGCGGAAGCCGTACCGCACCAGCGATTCCTTTCTGGCCCGGTCGCCGTTGTACATGGCCCGGACCTGAGGCAGCGTCACATGGCTCTCGTCCACAAACAGCAGGAAATCATCGGGAAAGAAGTCCAGCAGGGTCATAGGGGCGCTGCCTGCCGGACGGTCAGAGATGATCCGGGAATAGTTCTCGATGCCGGAGCAATATCCCAACTCCCGCATCATTTCCATGTCATATTCCGTCCGCTGGCGGATGCGCTGAGCCTCTACCAGCATCTCATTGTCATTGAAATATTTTACCTGGTCCTCCAGTTCCGTCCGGATCTGGCCCAAGGCCCTGTCCATCTTCTCCTTGGTGGTGACATAGTGGCTGGCGGGGTAGATGGCCACATGGTTCAGCACCCGGTTCACCGTGCCGGTGAGGGGGTGAAAGTCGGAGATCCGGTCGATCTCATCCCCGAAGAACTCCACCCGGATGGCGTGATCCTTGTAGTAGGCAGGGTAGATCTCCACCGTGTCCCCCCGCACCCGGAAGCGGTTCCGCTCAAAGGCCACGTCGTTCCGCTCGTAGCGGTTCTCCACCAGACGGCGCAGCAGCTCGTCCCGGTCCCACTCCGCCCCCTGACGCAGAGAAATCACCATCTGGGCAAAGTCGTCCGGCTCGCCCAAGCCGTAAATGCAGGACACGGAGGACACCACGATCACGTCCCGCCGCTCCAACAGGGCGCAGGTAGCGGACAGCCGCAGGCGGTCGATCTCATCATTGGTAGATGCGTCCTTGGCAATATAGGTATCCGTGTGGGGGATATAGGCCTCCGGCTGGTAGTAATCGTAGTAGGAGACAAAATACTCCACGGCGTTGTTAGGGAAAAACTCCTTGAATTCCGCGCAGAGCTGGGCCGCCAGTGTCTTATTGTGGGCCAGCACCAGCGTAGGCCGCTGGACCTTCTCAATGACCTTGGCCATGGTATAGGTCTTGCCGGAGCCGGTGACACCCAGCAGCACCTGCTCCTTCAGGCCGTTTTCGATGCCCTCCGCCAGCGCGTCGATGGCCTCCGGCTGGTCGCCGGAGGGCTGATAAGGGGATACTACTTCAAATTTCGGCATAGCCGTCTCTCCGTCACATTCAAATCTGCCCGCCGGTGTGGCTGTTCCAAAATGCCTCACGGGTCAGGCGCATGGGCGTTACCGTGCCCCGATAAAAGGAAAAGGGCGCGCCGGTGGTCTCCGCGCCGAATTTTTTCAGGATATGCACCGTGGTATCCCGGGCCTCCATGGTGACCTCCCGGATGTCCTGCGCAAAAATGTCCGTCAGGGCCGTTTCCAGCAGCGCGGTCCCAACATGACGCCCCCGCAGTTCCGGGGAGATGACGAAGCGGCCCATGTGCCATGCGTCGTCCTCCCAATACAGGGCCACGCCGCCCAGAAGCGCCCCGTCCTCCTCCACGCACCACCACTGGGGGCGGTTTTCCGGCGGCAGCGGGGTCAACGCCCGGGGGATCTCCTGTTCCGTTTCAAAAATCTGGCCCGCCAGAGCCACCAGCCGCTCCGTGTCGGCCTCCCGTCCACGCCGGATCTGCATGGTTCTCTCCCCCTTCGCAAAGACAGTCTGTGGCTCTCCTCGTTTCCCGGTTATTCTACCACAGCTTTTTTAAAATTTCAAACACTTGTTCTATTGTGTTGTCTACAGGGAGCCGCCCGGTCACAGGTGCTCCCATGAGGTCAGGTAGCCGCTCTGGGCCATGGATACAAAATCGTCATCCGCCACGATGATGTGGTCCGCCAATGCAACACCGATGGTCTGCAAGGCTTGCGCCGCGCGGGTGGTGGCGGCGCAGTCATCGTCCGAGGGCAGCGCAATGCCGCTGGGATGATTATGAGCCAGGATCACCGTGCTGGCGGAGGTGAGGATGGCATTCTCCACCACCTTTCGGATATCCAGCGCGGCGGAGGACGCCCCGCCGTCATTGAGCCGCTTACAGGCTAACAGCTTGCCCTTTCGATCCAGGCACAATTCGTAAACGATCTCGTGGGTCTCTCCGGCGTACCGTTCCAGCAAGTAGGCGCCCGCAGTTTCCACATCTGTCACGGGACAGCTCTGAACAGCGTCCGCCAGGCGGGCCTTGCGGCCGATCTGCCCCGCCACCTTCAGCAGCACCGCTGCGCTCTCGCCGATGCCCTCCACTTTTTTCAGATCCTCCGCCGGGGCTGACAGCACGGCGGTCAGGGAGCCGTAGCGATCCATGAGCCGGTGGGCGATGGGATTGGTGTCCTGCCGGGGGATGGCGTAATACAGCAAAAGCTCCAACGCTTCGTGATCCGCGAAGCCCTCCAGCCCGCTTTTCAGAAAACGCTGCCGCATTTTTTCACGATGTCCCTGATGGATATTTTCCATACGAATCCCTCCCCCGGACCGTTTCTTTTGCCGAAAATCAGAACAAGTAAGTAACGTGGTATTATAGCATATCCTGTGAAAAAAAGGAAGAGCGGACAGCCGTCCGCTCTTCCTTTTTCCAGAGAAGTTCCTTCTGCGCAGACGCTTACAGGTTCTTCTCGTAGGACTCGATCATCTTCTTGACCATCTGGCCGCCCACGGAACCGGCCTCGCGGCTGGTCAGGTCGCCGTTGTAGCCCTGCTTCAGATTGACGCCCATCTCCTTTGGTGTGTATTCACCACAAAAATTGTGATTTTTTTGAGGTCTATACACACCAAGGTATGCTATTTCTGACCTCTTAAAGATTTGCCACCCTTGTTACGTCGCGTACAGGGTTTTCCGCGATTTCTCCGATGAAGCGATAGAAAATGCGGATGCTCTGCCGATAGGGTGTTCTCGGCCCCGCAATCGTCAGGCCCTCCGGTAAAATTTTTTCGCCAATTTCGATACGCTCAATGAGGGCATGAAGAATGTCCCGGTCTAATGTCTCAATATGGGAATATCGCTGGGCCAATGCAAAGAACAGGTCATACGCATCCCGGATGCTCTTTTCTTCCGAAGTATCCGTAACCAGCCTATCGCGCTGGTTTTCAAGGGCCTGTCGCTCCTTCCCGAAACGGTTCATCATTTCATCCAGCAGCGCATCGCTCAGATTTCCCGCAGCGTTATCACGGTAGGCTCGTTCGATCATCTTCACAATACGCTTTAGCTGCGTGTCGATATTGGCCAAAGACTTCTCCCGATCCTCACCGCCGCCGAAAGCAGCGTTGGATTGCCGAATGGCGGCCTGCGTAATGGCCTCCATATCATCCTCGTCAAAGGACAGCAGCTCGTTCAGATCACGGCGAACGATCTCCATGAGGTCATCGTAGCGAATACGGGCGCCATGCTCACAGCGATTTCGCGTCCGGCTCGTCAGGTTGTTGCAAACAAGATACCAATACTTTGCGCGTTCACCCTTATACACCGATCCGCCGGAGCACATTGCCGCGCCGCAATGAGCGCAGTATGCGATCCCGCCGAAAATACTGTGGCGGAACGCCGGATTCGCCGCGTGAGATTTTGTATTCTCTCCGAGGAAGTGCTCCGCACGGTCAAACTGCTCCTGCGTGACCAGCGGCTCATGGGTATTTTCCGTAAAGCACCAGTCCTCCTGCGGAACAGGGAGCTTCTTTTTGGATTTCACATTGACCTTGCGGGTCTTTCCAAGTATGGTATGCCCCAGATAGACACGGTTTCGCAGGATGCGCTTGACCGTGGTGTAATTCCAGTAATCCGAGGCTCTGGACGCTCCCTGCGGGGTGAAGTTATCCCGGCATTCAACGCGATACTTCAGCGGTGGAATGACGCACTGCTCATTCAGCTTGTTGGCGATCGTCCGCGTTGAAAGCCCCGATGACGCCCACTCAAAAATCTGTTGAACGATCGGCGCTGTGTTTTCATCCGGAACAAGCTGATCGGTGGTACGCTCCGCTTTTTTGTAGCCGTAGGGCGGGCAGGCCGCGTACTTGCCCTTCCTCCGCTTCATGTCTAAGGTCTGCCTGACTTTTCTGGAGGTATCACGCAGATACACATCATTCATGGCAAATTGAAACGGTGCCATCAGGTTGTCTCCCATGGAGTCAAAGTCATTGCCGGGAGCCAGATAATGAATTCCATGCTCGGGAAAGAAACGCTCCGCGTAATAGCTTGATTCCGTCATATCACGGCCAAGGCGGGAAAGATCTCCTTGTGTCAACAAAGAACCAAAAAATTTTGAAAAGCCAGAGGACGTTTCCGGGCTGTCTGCCCGCCGCGTCCTCCGACTTTTCATCAGGAGGATTATGCCTCGAATTTGTCGTCTAAATCAAAGTATGCCTCATATTGACGAATTATGTGAAGGAAGCCATCATAACCGGTTTCGCTGATAGTTTCAAGAGTTTTGTCGCTTGCCATTTCGGTATGTCCGATTATCACGCCGAGAAGCCTCAAGGTATTAAGCACGGCACGTTGATAATGATATTTCTGCTCCTGGCGGCATACACGAGCCACTTCACTGGTTCCATCAATCTTTCTGTTTCTCACGTCAGCCATCATGCTCAGCGATAACAGAATACTACACGCACGATCCTGCAAATCTGCGGCAGTATTATCTTTGAATGTCAGTTCCATAATTGTCCTCCGTTTCTTCTGTTTGATTGTCTGTCAGGTCTGCAAAGCAGTCCCGGAATTTCCATACAATCTCAATCTGCGAATCCGGATAGATGTAAATATCCTGAATAAATCCCCGTACCATTTCTTTGGTAAGAGATGGGGTATCCCGGTACTGTCTGCTCAGTTCCAGCAGTGGATTTTCCGAGGTATGAGCTTCCTCCTCCAGAGCGGCCAAAGCCGATTCCTGTTTCTTTACATCTTCATCCAGTTCTTGAACTGTTTTATCAACCTCAGCCTTTTTCTTAAGATAGCGTTCCTTGCTACAGTCACCGGCAATATAACCTTCATACAGAGTCAGTTTTTCCTGCCGGTAGCGCTCCTGAAGCTGCTGCAGACGGGTCAATTCAGCCATGCAGGCGTTGATCCTGCCTGTCCGGGTAAACTGTAAGGCTGTTTTCTGGTTTTCTTTTTGCCGATACAAAGTAAGCATTTGCTGAATGGCATGAAGCACTACCTGTTCAATGTCAGTCTCCATGAAATGCTTTCCCCGTGGGCAGGATGCGCCCGGATCGGATGCCGACTTATCACATAGATAATATACAGCGCCTTTTCTGCCAGTCCGGCGAGTCATTATCCGATGGCACTCTGCACATCGGACAACACCTTTTAATGGGTACTCCTGTATTCCATGACTACCGCGTTTCCTGCCGAGCTTCAGTATTTCCTGCACCTTCTGAAATTCCTCATGAGTTACGATGGCTTCGTGCATATTCTCCACTACAATCCAGTCCTCTTTCTTATTCGGAAGCGCTTTTTTGACATTGACAGCAGCTTTGGAACGCTTATGCCCAACTGTTGCGCCAGTGTATTCGTACTGATGCAAGATGCCCAGCACCGTATGATAATTCCAGCCGTTGCTTTCTTTCCGTTTCTGAAAACGGTTCTGGCCTGGATGTTTCAGACGGAAGTAACTGCCCGGTGTCAGTATGCCGTCTATGTTCAAAATCTCCGCAATCTGTCTGGTCTTTTTTCCTGCCAGCGCCAGATCAAAAATCCTTCGCACCACCGAAGCAGATTCCGGATCAATCGCCAGCTTGTTGCGGATAGTCGGGTGAAACTGATAGCCGTAAGGAGCAATGCTGCCCACATACTTGCCCTGCTTCATCATTTGCAGCTTTGCCGTTGTGGTCTTCACGGACAGGTCTTTGCTGTAAGACGCATAGACAATATTTCGGATTACTACATCCATTCCGCTGGTAACACCTTTATAATCGTTGCTGTCATAACCATCATTGATAGAGATGTACCTCACACCCAAAAAAGGGAACACACATTCCAGATAGTTTCCCATTTCCGTGTAGTCCCGCATGGCTCTTGAAAAATCTTTCGTAACGAGGACGTTCAGTTCACCGGAGCGGAGCTTTTTCATCATATTCTGAAAAGCCGGACGATTAGTGTTTGTGCCGGTAAAGCCGTCGTCTACAAATTCCGTGCGCGGAGCATCTTTTAATTCCGGATGCCGGTTCAGAAATTCGTAGATCAGTAGTCTTTGATGCTGTACGCTGTCGCTTTCCTCTTTGGATCGGCGTGTATCCTCGTCAGCCAAGGACAAACGGATATAAATGGCAACTTTTGGTTCTTTCATGAGATCGCCTCCTGCTTCTTTTGCATTTCCAGAATACTCTGGCACATTTCCTGATACACATCATCATAATAAAAAACAACTTCGACAGCGCCATTTTCATAAATCAGAACCTTCTCTATCATGGTATTCACCAGCTTCTGCGTCAGTTCCGTAGTACCGGTGGCCGCCTTCATCATAGCCATCCATTTATTATCCGGAGAAATAGAATCCAGAAACTTTGTCCGGCGCTGAACCGCTTCATCCATCAGCTGACTCAGGCGTTCATGTTCTTTCTCATAGGTCTTCTTAGCAAAAGAATATTCTTCTTCATTCAGAATACCTTCCACGTAGCTTTCATATAACTTGCTTCGTTTTTGATTCAGGGCATTCAGCTTCAAGCTGATACTGGAGACAGCGGCGTTGTACTTTTCTTTGAGATTGCTTTCTTCCTTGCTTCCCTTTAAGATACTGAGCAGCCGCTCGTAGTTGAGGGCAACCCGTAGCTGATCTTGTATGACAGTGAGCACTTTTTCATTCAGAACATTCTGTCGTATATAATGCTTTGTACAGTGTTCGTGGTGGCGTGAAGTATAGGTGCTGCACTCATATGACCCCATCCATTCTTCCGGTCCCTTTTTGTCAATCCGATGTCGGCGGAAGTACATTCGCTTTTTACAGTCTGCACAGAATATTTTCTGGTCAAAGAAATCAATCATCTGTTCCCGGATAATGGCAGACTGTTTCATTTTCTCCTGCCGGATACGACTGGCCTCCGCCAGAATATGCTGAACTGTATCAAAATCTTCCTGGCAAATGATCGCCGGATGCGTATTTTCATACCAAATCCAGTTCTCTGGATCTTCCTTATGCTTCTTGACACCCTTATAAATAGCGGTACGCATTCTGCCGTGAATCGTGTGTCCCAGATAGACCGGGTTTTCAAGAATGGAATTTATCGTGGACTTTGCCCAGCCTTTTCCAACCTGATTGCCATGTCGGGAACCATTTTCACGCTTGCGAAGTTCCGGATGGACAGCGCCTGCTTCTTCTAAGCGGTGAATCATGGAATTGACGGAAACGCCCTCCATCTTCCAGCGAAATATATTCCGCACATAAGGAGCGGCAGCCTCGTCAATTACATAAGCGGATTTATCTTCATTCCACATATACCCGTAAGGCGGGTTACGGCTCTGAAAGGTTCCGTTTTGCTGCTGCGCCAGGAGCGCCGTGGAAACCTTACGGGAAATATCTCTGGAATACAGGGCGTTAATCAAATTTTGGAGCGACACAGAGAGAGACTCCATGGAACTGCCGCAGGTAAAGTTGTCAAAGTTTTCTTTGACAGAGATGAAGCGTGTTCCCAATGCCGGAAAAATCTTTTCCAGATAGTTGCCCACTTCAATGTAATCTCTCCCGAATCGGCTCAGATCACGAACCACGATAGCCTCCACCTTACCGCTACGCACATCATCCATCAGCCGGTTCCAGGCAGGACGGTCAAAAACCGTGCCGGTTTTTCCGTTATCGGCGTAAACCTCCGCAAGTCTGAGATAGGGACAGCCTGCAACATACTCCTTACAAACATCAATCTGGTTCTGGAGAGAAGCGCCTTCGTCCTGTTTTCCGCTGTTCTCCACAGACAGCCGTGCATAGATTGCAGTGACATAGGACATCTGCCCGATCTGTGCTGCCGATTCCGGCTGACTGCTATTTTTTCTGCTTTTTCTTGCCATGGTATCCTCCTATGTTCAGCCAGCCGCAGCTGGCCTTTCTTCAAATTTCTGGACATAGCGGAGCGCCAGCTCGTATTCATCCCGGTATTTGAATTGAATCTCAATCGCTTTGTTCTCGTAAATAAAAATCCGGTCTACCAGTGCCACCAACACCCGGCGATCCAGCTCCGAAATATTTTGGAACTGAGCAAACGCCTTTACCCAGGCACGGTTCGTCATACCGGTAGTTGCCGCCTGCGCCTGTTCTTTCTTCATACGTTCCACGGTTTCAGATTTCTCTTCAATCCGAGCCGTATAGGCGTTGCGGAACTCTGTATACTCGCTCTTTGTAATCACGCCATCTGCCAGATCTTCATAGAGCCGGAGCTTCAGTTTCCTGTACCGTTCGATTTCTTCCTCTACTTTGACAATCTGTGCTTCATAGTTGAAAGATTTCCTTTTTTCCAGAGGAAGACGTTCGATAAACGCAAGCACCTGATCCAGGTGCATAACGGTTTCAATCTGGTCATGGATTGCATGGAATACAACTTCCCGCAGTCGGTTCTCACTGAAAGAATGGGGAGAGCAGTTCTTTTCTTTCCGATGTTTTCCGCAGACATAATAAATATACTTTTTCCCACTGCGCGTCACAGTCTTTCTCACCATACCCTGCTTACAATCCCCGCAGTAAAGGAATCCGGAAAACAAATAATGCTGTCCGCTGTCATCCGCAGCCCGCATATCCCGTTTGAGCAGTTCCGACACCACCATGAAATCATCCGGTGAGATCAGCGCTTCATGGGTAGCTTCTGCATGAATCCAGTCTGCTTCATCTTTCAGACGAATATCATGTACCTTGTGGTTGGGCGTTCCTCGCTTGCCCTGAGTCAGGTTGCCTAAGTAAACTTCGTTCTTCAATATTCTGGCGATGGTGTTGTATTCCCATTGGGGAACATCCCGCCGCCGAAACGCTGTCTGAAATCTTACCCCTTGCTGGCGTTTGTGTTCCATCGGAGTGGGCACACCGCTTTGATTCAGCCGCTGTGCAATGCGCAGGATGGGAAAACCGTCCTTAAACATTCCGAAAATCATGGTTACGATCTCAGCTGCATCGTCATCCACCACCAGACGGTTTTTATCCTCTGTGGATTTCTGGTAGCCATACGGAGCGAAAGAGCCAACATATTCACCTTTCCGGCGCTTCACTTCCAGGTTGGTTCGGATTTTTACCGATATATCCCGGCAGTAAATGTCGTTTACCAGATTCTTAAACGGCAGTGTGATAGCATCCGAAGCACTTCCCGGTGCCAGACTGTCATAACAGTCATTGACGGCAATATAGCGGATGCCCAAGGACGGGAAAATCTTCTCCAGATAATTTCCTGCCTCAATGTAGTTTCTGGAAAACCGGCTCAGATCCTTGCTGATTGCACAGTCAATTTTGCCGGAGCGCATATCCTGAAGCATCCGCTGAAATCCCGGACGCTCCATGTTGGTTCCGCTGTAACCGTCATCTTCATCGTAAATCTCCACCAGTTCCAGGTCTGGATGGCGGGAGATGTACTCCATGCAAATGGCCTTTTGACTGGATATGGAATTGCTTTCTCCGTGTTCGTTGTCCTCACGGGAAAGTCTCGCATAGATTCCCGTCCGATAAATCTTTTCTGGCACTATAAAAACCTCCAATCTTTCTAATGTATCATCACAGAAAGACGGAGGCTGATCCTACTATAAATGCAGGAGTACAAGCCCCAGCAAATCGTGGCTGCGGCTCGTGTTCCTGTTTTGTTTTTGACCCGGTTTTATCTTACCATCCCGGCAGAACATTTGAAAAGGATGTCAACTGCCGGAGAGATACACGCTGTTGACACGCTCCTCTATGGTTGGGCCTTTCGGCTGGAACGCCAGCTTCACAACAATGCCTCCGTCTAAGTAACAGTAAGGATTGCGGATTTGCCGGATATGGGATTTCAAGCGTTCCTCATATCCGGCGTCCGGGTCTAAACGGACGCTCTCGCGGTCAACCAGCTGGGAGCGGTCAACCGTCCGAGGGTCTACGTTTTTCATTTCCTCTACGGATTGATACGCCACATGATTTCCCCCTTCCATCTTATGATGCGGCTCAATAAAATAGTCACGGCGACCTCCCTTCCGGGGTTCGTTATTCTATACCTATTACGGGTCGGTCTTCTTTATCCGTCCGGCATCAAAATTTCAGGGGAAGCATATAGCGACGGCTGTTACCGTTATACATCCGGTAGACCTGGTACATATACTTTTTGTATCCAGCCATATTTACTCCGAGGGAACGACCTTCCCGGTAAATAGTAAGCGGATCATACCGGCGCAGCTGCTCTACCAGGCGCTTAGGACTATATTCATCGTGATATAGATCTACGAAGAACACCACGCCAAGCAGAATCTCAAAGCGAAGAGAATCCGGAGCGCCGTCCCAGGCATTTACAATGTGCTGCATCCCTTCCTTATAAATTTTTTCGCCCACCTTCTTGTAGATGGAGTAGGCAGTGCCAACGCAGCCAATCCGGTACTTGCCTCTGTCCTGGTTGTAGTCCAGCCGCAAGCCAACATCCTCCGTAGCTTTCAGGAAAGCCACCGCATCCGGGTCATTGCCGTAAATCAGCGCACGCAGTTTCGCACCGGCGGTGAGCTGGGCGGAAGTACCAGTCTGCTGAGCAAACAAAATAGCTTCATCCAGTTCGGAGAGGCCATAGAACACTTTGCAGCGGATGGGTAAGTCCTGACCGCCGTTGCGGAGCTTCCTGGCGGCAATGGTGTGCTGACCGTCAAAAACATAGTAGTGGCCGTCACGGAAGCTGACCTTCGGGTCATTGGCGATATGCTCGTCAAATTCTGCCGCAATCTTGCGGACACGGTTGGGATTCAGTTCCCGCTGATAAGCGTTACGAGGGACTTCCAGGTTCTTGCTGTAGATCATCATCTCGTCAAAGGGGCAGTTAATCAGGTTCTTCATGTTGGTTCCTCCTGTTCGATTTTGTTAATAAATTGAATGGCTTCTTTGAATATTTTCAGTACCTTGCGGCGGTACGATTTCTTATTTAAAAGACCCGGATAGCTTTCAAAGCAGCGAAGACATCGGCGAATCATGGTGGATACCGCGTCCTCCAGTTCGTAGAACATGGTACTTTCATCGGCCAGTTCTTCCGCCGTTTCCATACCGGAAGAAATTGCAAGGATTTTTTGGATTTCTGTCATGGGGCGGGTAGGAAGCTCAGATTCTTCCGGCTCTGGCTGAGCTTCATCATCAGTAATTGATGAAGGCTCAATCTCTGTCGATGCTTGCTGTTCAACTGAGACTGGTGCTTTATCTGACATTAGCTTTGACTGACGTAGCTGTTCAACTAAAGCTGGACGATCATCAGGATTGGCTTTGGCAATAGCTGCCACAGCAGTATCCGTGGGTTTAATGGAGCCTGAAAGCAGTTCCTCTTTGATGCCGGGTTCTATTTCCTCGGCAGCATCGACTCCCTTAGCATAACGCTCAGCACGACGGACATAGCTTTCGCTGGTATTAATTTCTCGTGCGATGCATTCACTGGTTCGTTCGGATTTTTGCTTCGGGTCATTTTGACCCGAAGCACTTTTGCCTACTAAAGCGTATTGATTTCCTCGGAAGCAATTAGCCAGCTTCTCCGCTTCATACCGCTGTCCAATCAAATATTTCTTCTGCTGTGGTGTCAAATTTCGACGACCAAGCTGGTTACAGCAAATCCAAGCAATGGCGGCATAGCGGTCAGGAAACTCCTTTTCAAAGACTGTGTATTTGATTTCCGGATGTGCTTGAATAATACGAAAGCGATTGTGACCATCTACGATGCAGCCGTTCCAGACAATCAACGGATTCAGCACAACGCCGTCCTGGAGAATATTTTCTTCCAGCAGCTGATATTCTTCCTCAGTCAGAGGTGGAATTTTAGACTCGAACTCTGGGTCAATCCGCAGTAGTTCATCCATCTCTTCACCCCCGTTCCGATACCGGCGTTACATAGTAGTCATAGCCCATGCGAATCTGGCAGTAGGTGCAGATTTCCTTTACTGTCTGCCTGTAATTTGCCCGCCGGATACGATAACTCCCTGTGATCTCGAAGTTTTCCCGGCAGGTGGGGCAAAGACAGATCAGGGAATTCCTGTCATTTCCTTGCCAGGTCAGGCGCGTCATACACTATCCTGGGAAAGCCCCAGGCTGGCACATACCGCTTTATCAATCAGTTCCATCTGAGCTTTGGTCAACCGCCCAGCGTAGCCGCGTATGCGGTGCTTATCGATCACCCGTAACTGTTCCAACATGAACAAGGAGTCTCCGTCATACTTCATTCCGGGAATCTTGCTCAGAACAACGTGTGTCGGCAGATATGGCTTTTTGTCGGCCTGCTTTGTAGCAGGTGTGACGATCAATGTCGGTGAATAGAAGTTGCCTACGTCATTCTGCAGGATCAGCACGGGGCGGATACCGCCGTGCTCACAGCCATAGGCAGGATTTAAGTTTGCGAAGTATATCTCTCCGCGATGATATTGTTTGAAATCTCGATCCATTGTGTGTACTCCTTTCTTGTGGGTATGTTAAAGGAGCCAAAACACGGGAATAGCCTTCCCGGTCATGGCTCTCGAAAATTTCTTAAGCGGTTATTTTCTCACATTTGTCCTCGACGCCCCTGAGAAGCGGGAAATCATCAGGCGGCAGCTTGCTGGGCTGCTCCATAGGCATCTAACCTCCCCGCCTTCCTTGTGGCCGGGCTGCGAATTACAGAAGTATCATTATCCCTGTATGCCGTCCTGGCCCTGCCGGTTGCAATCCGGTATTTTGTAGCAAGTATGGTTCGCTCGCCTCCGGGTGGAAGGTCATGGCGTACTGCCTGTCCGGCTCTGACATACGGTAATGTACCTGATGAATGAGTATTCGGTTTTCAAGGTTCCCAGCCGGTGTTCCCTGGCTGTGATTAAATTGTAGCCGAATCCAAATTGTTTCCAGAGTGACTTGTTGTCACGGTACTGGTCGAGTTTGTCACGGTAGATTAAAGAGAAGCCTTCAGCTGTCCAATCTGACCCATTATGTTTTCCAGTTCTCGCTGGATACGCTCCGTGTCTGAATATTTCACTCGTCCAAGGATCAGATAGTCCAGAGATATGTCAAATGTAATAGCAAGTTCAATCAGCAGGTCGAGTGAACCACCGCGTCTTCCGTTTTCCAGTGCCCTGTAATGATCCAGACTAATATTCAGCTTGTCGGCCATCTGTTGCTGTGTCTTGCCGCATTCCATACGCAGTTTTGAGATTCTCATTCCACATTCCATCGGATCGTAATACATAATTTTTCCTTTCCGCCTGTGCGAAAAGCGGCAAAGGATACAAACTTCGCAGCGTTTTCCCATCTCCCAGCCTGAAAATGAGCGCAAAAAGAGAAGGGTACCGATACCGCACCTTCCTAAAACAGGATCAGTGCAATATTTGTATCCTCAGCCCTTAATGCATATCAGGCTTTCGATATTTTTTGAAAGCCCTGCCGGAAACAAAAGAAGGCCGCCGACAGAGCCGGACTCCAAAATTGGAATCCAATTCTGCCAGCGGCCTCTCATGTAATGTCTGGTTAAACCTCTGGAACTGTTAAGGTATGTGACCTGGAGCAGGATTTACACAGCCTGTTTCATCTCAACCTGTCCGTCGTTATACCTGTGTATTCATTTTTTGTCAGAGACTGGCGAGCCGCCCAGTCTCATTGACTTCACCTTTGGGGGCGTAGATGTCAATTCGGTCATGCCGACGCCCCATTACTTTTCTGACCATTACTGCATGGCATTTTGAGCATTCCACCTTGATCGTGCCGCTGGAATTTTTATATCCAACGGAGATTTCACCGCAATTTGGACAATGCCATGAGAATGGTCGCCAAATTTCTTTTTCCTGCATAAGTCCATCCTCCCTCCATGGCCTTGTCACTTTGTTGACATCAAAAATTTCTCTGCCAGCTCCCTGCCGGTATAAACAGGGATTGGCTTCGTCTTAGCATATGCCAGTATCTGCACTGCCTGATGGCAATGCTCGCACTCCATCCAGCCATCCGTTTCATCCAGATAGAGATTATGGTTCAGCTCCCCGCAGATTGGGCAGCGCACATCGTAGGTTTCCATTGTCAGAACACATCCTTTCCTGATTTATCGTAAAGGCCAGTGTTACAGGGCCTTGATGACGTGTTTTGCCACGCCCTGTACAATGAGCTGCTTCACTCGAATTTCTTTGTCCGGATACTTTGTTTGATTCGCATATCGAAGAATCACATCTCCGTTTTCCTCATCAATTCCGCCAAAGGTTTTCAGAGTGTTCTCATTGTCCTCATCCAGCGCGACGACAATATCGCCGACCGTCGCTGTATCTTGTATTCTGATAACGATCAGATCTTCATCCTCGATGCCCGCATCTACCATGGAGTCGCCTTTAGCGCGGAGAATATAGAATTTACCCTCTCCAAAAATGGATTTGGGAAGGCTTACATATTCCTCTACGCTTTCCTCCTCACGCTCCGGGTCACCACAGCGGATACTGCCAACCACCGGTGCGGAAAAATACCCGGAGGTACATTTGCCGACCTGCTTTGTCACAATGGTTTTGCCATCATAGGAAAGCATACCGCGCTCATTCATGGCGACAAGGTAGCGATAGGAAGTCGCCTTTGACACGCCAACGCCTTGTGCAATCTCATTTACAGACGGAGAGGCGTGGTGTTCACGGTAATACTGGTCAACAAAGGTACAGATTGCATTCATCACTTCCGGGTTCTTGCTTCTCATGGTCATTCCTCACATTCTAAATGAAACGGCTCGTTTCAGATATTTATATTATAGCGAACGCCTGTTCTTCTTTCAAGGGATATTTTGCCAGAAAAAACGAGATGTCGCCGTTTAGCGACATCTCGTGCGAAATATCATTGTTTATTCGATTTCTTCCCATGGTTCTAATCCCATTTCCTCCCAGGTCACGCCATAGGGAGCGCCGCCGGAAGTATAACCGGCAATAAAGAAAAATGTATCATCCTGTTCGGGAAAAGGAATTTCTTTTGGCTTTTTCTGTCTGTGTCCTTTTGTTTTGCGCTGTTTCTCCTTTGATGTGCTCATTGGGTCAGCAGATGGTTCATTTTTCGTTTTGGGAAGCAAGTGCTGCGGCAAACCGGATTCTTGTAATCGCTGGAGAATATGTGGACATTTTTTCTGATATTCATTCAGCACTTCGCCATAAGAAATCCAGAATCCAAGCCCCTGAATGCGACAGTATACCCGCTCAGCAATTTGAACAACTTCATTATCATCCGGCGGCCGCTTCTTTTCCTGCAGAAACCGATCGGTTTCCCGATACATCAAATCGGAGATACGGGCTTTTTGCTTCTGCTTTAGTTCCTTATATTTCTTATTTGGATTGTTCATTCGTTGTCGGTTCATACAGTTACCGTCTCCATTAACTCTGAAACAGACTCATTCCAGCGCAGCCCTCGCCATCCGATGATATTCATCCAGTACGAACGCAGGGCTTTCTATCTTCATTCTGCCGCACCAACCAAAGACCCAGCGGTAAAAAGTTGGGCTGGTACAAACCAATACTCTTGCTCTGAAATGATTGTCATCTACAGTTTCCGTCTCTACATCCAGACCAAAGTGATCTATCAGATGTTTCATCAGGCTGTTTTCACAAAGCAGTGATACTTCGACCGGTTCTTCCGTATCATACATCCGGAATACCTCACGCGAATAATTTGCCAGATTCAGATTGTCTTGTGCCGGTGTCGCTGCCTCATCAAGAATTTCCGGCTGTCTGCTGATCCGGTCTACCCGGAAGGTATTGATTTGATTCCGGCGATGATTCATACCAAGGACGTAGTAGAAGTCACCATCCCAGATCAACGCATAAGGACTGATAACATACGGTAACCCATCGTTTTTCAGCACCCTCTCTTTTTGAGTATTGTAATCCGTATAGTAGAATGAAATCCGTTTACCTTCGTTAATCGCATCATTGATTGCTTCGACAATGTAGTAGCTTTTTTCGTTGTCCGATTTAACACGTCCGGTCACATATAGATTGCGCTTGAGCTTTGCCGCATTGGCTTCACTGGTAAGCGCCATCAGTTTAGAAATCAGCACCTGGCTTTTGCCTACGGAGATAAACTTTGAAGACTGCACCGCATCAATCAGCAATTTCACTTCCGGCAGTTCAAACAGACGGTCATTCAGATAATATTTCTTTTCACGGGAACGAATCTCCATCACTTCAAGGCCACCGGCGTTCAGCAGTTCTATGTATTTAGGGATGGTTGTCCGATGCAATTTGATTTGATGATAGGTTTCCATCATATCAATCAGCTCTTTGGTGGAGACTGGATGATCTACATCGGAGTGACGGAGCAATATCTGGTACAGATATAAGACTCTTAGCTGGTGATCAGTTTCCATAATTATTTACATCCTTTGATTTTTAATTAAGTTCTGCCATAAGCTTCTCTCGATATGAGCAGTCCAGAACACATCGGTGAAACTCTAAAAAACGTCGGGAATCAAACAGCGCTTCTCCAAGTTTGTATAAGCTGCTTTCCTTAAATTTCAACGGCGTATCACCTTCAACATTAAAAATTGCCCATTGCAGTGCGGAGGATGCTGCATCCGATTGTAATGCTGGCGGGACGAGAGCTTCCGCCATTTGAGCAGCAACATGATTCCCGAACTGAGACTGAATCTGTTCTGCTGCACAATCCTCATATTCCGTTTCAAATGACAGGCCTGTATCTATTTTATCATAACTGTCTGGTGACTGCTTCTCCAATGTTATATAAATGTCGCCTTTTCCTGTCGTAATATCAATATGCTCAGAAAGTTCTAATTCAAATTCTACTTGATTGAGTTCTGACTGAAAAACAAACATCTGAACGATGCAGGCACTTATCGTTCCATCATCTTCCTCCGATGATAAAAAAGACAATGGATTGTACTCAACACATTCCCATATAGCTGGGTTCTTTTGTGTGAGTGTCAATAAACTGTTTAATAGGTAATTCTGTTCTTCATCAATAAAATCTGGTTTATTTAACATTAGGTTGCGCCTCCTATCTTTTTAATTCAATACTTACGTTGCCTTCTGAATCTATAACGAGATGCATAGGGCGGATATATTTATCATAGAACTGACGTTTTTCAGCTTCGGTCATGGTAAGTCGGGTAATGCGCAGAGCTTCTGCAAACATATCGTTTACATTTAAGTGAATCGAATGATCCAAATACCGGTACATTTCTTTGAACAAAGCACTCATTTTTATACCATCTGCATTCCCTGAATAAAAATCATCAATATAGCAATAAAAAATACCTGATTCTGCAAGGGCTTGTTTCATTGCATGGCTGCATTTTTCTCTTTCTACCATAACGAGAAAGCGGGCTTCTGGAAGTGAAGAAATCAATCCCCAGTAATCGGAATCGCTGGATACAATAATAAAGGAATCTACATGATTTTGATAGTGTTCCTGACAGGCCCTTGCCGTCAATTTAATGTCAACCAGAGATTTGTTTTGCTTCACACGTTCTGTCAAAATATGCTCTACAGAAATCTTTGTAAAGTTATCCAAAATCCTCCAGGCCGATGCTGTATGTATATCGTCGAACAAAAGGATTCTCGATATTTTTGCCGTATTCCTATAATCTAAGCCTTTCAGGGTAGCACACAGTTTATATGGATCGGAGTTTTCACAATCAACAACGATAACTGCTTGTGTACTGTCACCAATAAACTCCTGAATACTTCCTTTTACATAAGTGCTTACATCTGAAACCCGGTTGTACTCGGTAAACGTGTCTCCATGCCATCGATACAAAAGAGTGACAAATTTCTTGTCATTATACAAGATATTTCCCTCATTTGACGGATTCCAGTTCATATACATCTGGTAAGGATAATCTTGTTTGTGCTGATAGTAGAGCGTTGCGGCGTTTTTCGTACCTGTTTCGCTAAAGCCATCTGGCATAATAAACAGATCCTGGATATATTTCCAGTTAAGCCATAGCGGGAAGAAGGGCTTGCAGTTATTGATTCTATTTGAAATAATGCGGTTAAGCTCGATAATGTGCTGAAACAGCTTCGTACTTGATTTTTTGACGAAGTAAATCCCCTCTGACTCCAAATAGCGCATACTTTCCGCCGGGACGTATTCCGGCATCGATAGAATGGATAGATATTCTGTCTTCATTTTCCGGTTGATTGTCCGATAGTTTCTCTGTATGCTCGTCCGGATAATGGATAGATGGCGAATAATTCTGGTACTCTTTTCGTTGTCCATCTGAGCAAACACTTCTTGTTCCGGTGGCTCATGTATATTCTCAAAGATTCGCTTCGGCACCCCTATCAGATAAGCAATTTTTGAAACAAGTTCATGGGTGCTGTCCTGGTAAATCTTTTTTTCATTTGAATCTGAAGAAATAGCAATGTCCATGTGAAAACTCCTCGTATTGCGGTTTTATCTATATCCATTATAGCAAAAAAAGTTTAACTGGCGTAGATTTATTGATACCTTTCCGGGCAGTAGAAAATAAGCAAATCCATTTGATGGGAATCTCCGTCTGAATCATCTGAAGTTCTTAAATCGCAGGATACATAAAAGTCATCAAACATAAACGCAGTTATGTTCCTCTCAAGCAATCGAATTTCTTCTGTCTCGAAGTTAATTACCCCCATACCGAAAGGGTCATCATTCCAGCACTCTTCAAGAGTCTGATTTAGACATTCTGTACAAAGAAAATCAGCCGCTTCGTCTATGTTCAATTCTTTATCATTTTCAAAATATATGGTAGCGTTAGCATAACCTCGGTCATGATTGGGTGTAATGTAGGCAGTAAAGCCATTTTCTCCCGTATTTTGCATACTGGTAGTCGAAAAGCCCGCTGGCTCTTCAATCAAATTTCCATAATCATCATAGCGGTTAATTTCAATCGGGACAAACTCAAATGTATTCAGACTGATAATACCAAGATTGGTTTGACCTTCGTAAAAAGGGAGCAGAGATTGTTCAGGAGTTCCGCACAGATAACATTTTTCAGGTGCGGTATTTGAAATATACAGTCCTTCCTCTGTTTCGGAAATCGCTTCCATTTGCATATCTTGATCTCCGCCAGAGTCATGGCATCCAACTGCGCATAGACAAATAAATGCCACAAGGATACCCATTCCGAACTTATTACGTTTTATCCTTGTCATTTGCTTCCTCCCTCGTATCTGAACATATCATATGATAATTTAATAATATCCAATACAATCAGACAGGTCAATCGAAATATATAGTCATACCAGATATAATTTACCGCCTTGTGGGATACAATCGTATAAAAAGGTGGTCGCTATGTTTGAAGATTTGTTTTATCAGCGTTTAATAAAATTACGAACAGAAAAAGGTGTCTCTGCCAGGGATATGAGTCTTTCCATTGGCCAGAGTCCCGGATATATCAATTCATTGGAAAATAGAAATGGTTTTCCATCAATGCAGGTGTTTTTCTATATCTGTGAGTATCTCGGCGTCACTCCAGCCGAATTTTTTGATGACGGCAGCGATCACCCTGTTGAGTATAAAGAAGTGTTGGACGAGATAAAATTGTTAAGCCATGAGAATCTAAAGAATGTGATGGCAATCGTCAAAGCTCTAAATCACAATCAAACATGAGCAGCGCCAGTCAGGGAAACCCCGGCTGGCGCTTTTCCATAGCTACAGTAACTCATTTAGTAGATTCATACACTTCACCTTTTGCTGAAGGTTGGCGCTTCCGTAGACATTCAAGGTAAAGGAAACATTTTTATGCCCCAGAATCTCAGAGAGCGATTTAATGTCAAATTCTGGTATTTCGATTGCCCGTACCGCAAATGTATGGCGGATCTCATGAAATTTTACTTTTTGCAGCCCGTTTCTTTTGAGAAATCGCGCAAAAAATTGCCGGTATGTACGTGGTTCAGTCGGTTTTGTCTTTCCGGTCAAAAAATAGTGATTCGGATTTTCTGTGTAAAACTTCTTGATAATGTTCATAAGGAGCGACGGAACAGGAATTGTCCTGGCCGATGTCTTTGTCTTAGGCGGCCCTATATGAAGATAGGATGACTGTTTCCGCTTATCATAAATGCGCTGCACAGTCTTATTGATGTTAATTGTCTTATCTGTGAGGGAAATGTCCTTCATTTGAAGTCCACAAAGCTCGCCGATCCGAACCCCAGTAAACAGTGCAATTAGAATACCCGCCGTTTTTCTGTTCAAATCCATGTAGATGCACTGAATAAGGGTTTGTTCCTGATCTTTGGACAGTGAATTGACTTTTTTGACTCCAAGTTCTTTGGGGTATTCGATGAGATCCCAATTCAACAATGGAATAGCCCGCTCCTTATAAGCATACTCCATTGCAAGTCTGAGTACAAGAATAACATCACGGATCGTCTTTACAGTCAATCCGCCTGTATTGTCCAACCGGCCGGAATTATGGAGATAAGTAATATAGCTCTGAATATCCGCCTCAGTGATACTGCCAATCTTACGTTTACCGAAATATGGAATAAGATGATTTTCGGCAATTAGAGTAAAGCTGGCATGGGTTGACGGTGTGATCATTGGTTTCTTTTGATTTAACCAAGTGTTCAGCAACGTCTTAAATTGTGTATTTTTAGTCATGTTGACCACCTCCACAAACATTATCATGTGGAGATGCAAACAAGGCATTACCATCCTCAAGTAACGGTCTCGAAAAGTATCCGAAGCTGCGGTTTCCGAAGTTTGATGAGCCGTGGAGAGCTGAAAAATTATCTGATTTCGCGGACCGGGTAACGCGAAAAAACAGCAAAAATGAAACCGATCTTCCACTAACCATTTCATCTAAGGACGGTCTTGTAGATCAGGTAAGCTACTTCAATAAGACTGTTGCCAGTAAAGATATGAGTGGGTACTATCTCCTCAAGAATGGCGAGTATGCTTATAATAAGAGCTATTCCGTGGGCTATGACTTCGGCTCTATCAAGCGTCTGGATCGTTACCCGATGGGGGCATTATCGACGCTTTACATCTGTTTTGCACTCAAAAGGCATGACAGCGACTTTATAAAAGCTTATTTTGACTCTCTGAAATGGTACCGTGAAATTTATAGGATCTCTGCTGAAGGAGCAAGAAATCATGGGCTTTTGAATGTTCCTACCGAAGATTTCTTTGACACAAAACACTATCTGCCGGAAAACGTTGATGAGCAAAGAAAGATTGCAGATTTCCTCATCGCTCTGGATCGTCGTATCGAAGCACAGCAGTCTCTCGTAGATAACCTGAAGAAGTATAAAAGAGGACTACTTCATGAGATATTGTGTGAAAAGATTAAAGTTACGAAATCAGTATGGAATGTTCATAAAATTGGCGATTATCTAAACTCAAAAAACATAAAACAACTTCCAACTCCCGATGCGCCACTTATGGCTTTCACAGCAACAGGAGGAGTATGTGATAAAGGAGAGCGTTATGATCGAGGCTTTCTTGTAAAAGATGCAAGCACAAAATTGTATAAGCGTACTGATCTTAATGATTTTATATATAGCTCAAACAATCTGGATGTAGGATCTATTGGACTTAATTTGTACGGATCTGCGGTTATTTCTGATGTATATGAGATTTTCTCGATTTCCGGTGCTGATCCGTGGTTTATAAGTGAAGCAATTCAACAGAAATCTGTGCTTCATCAAATACTAAAATATCGTCAAGGTTGTCTCTACGGACAGTATCGAATATATGCAGAAGATTTTCTGGAGGTTTCAATTCGAGTACCTCCCCTTGAAACCCAAAAACAAATTGGTACAATTTTCTCAAGAATAGAATACAAAATAAAAAGTGAGCAGGCACTACTGGACAATCTTGAACGCGCAAAAACATTTTTCTTGCAGCAACTCTTTATATGAAGAGTTGTTGCAGGAAAGCTTTCCTCTGATCGACAAGAAAAGAGAGCATTTTTTCATGATTAGAGATTTGTAAATCAATGTTCAAAAGAAATGACGCTATTTTCGATTGAATTTCTTTATCTGGGACAGTGCATTTGAGTTTTAGTAGCTTATTTACAGCAAGGCCGGGTTGTGCTCCTTGATCTGAATATTGACCGAGTTTCATGAAGTAAAGTAAAAACAATAAAAACTTAGTGTCGTTCTCATCATTTGCCTGAACGGCAATAGCGTGTTCAGACAAATAGTTCTTGCCCTGAATAAGCCGAACATTTCCGCATAATGCGCCCTGTCTTCCTACTACAACATATTCACCTTCATGACTATAATGGTCACAATACCCTCGTATACCATTTCCACCATACACAGCATACTCTCCAGTTTCGGTAATGAGTGATGCTGATATGTTTCGCCCGCTTCTGAACTCACAACACAAATCAGCAAGTGTCTTCTCTGTCCATGTGGCTTCAGCAGCAAACTTGTTACATTTGCCGGAAAAGATGTAGGTAATGACACCTCTTTTATACTTCTTGAGAGCTTCAATAAGTTGCTCCTGCTTTGCGATTCTTTCATCCAATTTTTCAATAAAATCTGCAATTCGCTTTTGTTCTGAGTAAGCTGGTAGGTACACCTGGACACTCATATATTCCTCATAAGATATATTGAGAAGTCCATCCATCCGAACGCTAGATGAAACAAGTCGTTTTAATTGTTTATCCATCTTTGGATTGTTTAACTCCAAAGCAACATAAGGCGTATATTCGGTGTCACAAACTTTGAAGCAGTGATAGACGTATGGTATTCTAGCTTCTTCCTCTTGCAATTCATAGCAGCAACCGAATTGTTTAGCCTTTGAAGCACCGTGATTGTATGCCAGCTCACCTTTTTTCAAAAGAATATATTTCTTTAGGCTTTGACCAGCATTGTCTCTGGAGTATTTGTCAGACTGCATAATAAATCCATTCCCGGCACTAAGCATCATAACCGGAGCATTGGACTGTGGATCAGACCTTTTGATCATAGAAGATATTTCACCTAATGTCACTACTCTGTATGGCTCATCAAACCCCGGAAACCGCAATTTCGGATACTTTTCGAGACCGTTACTTGAGGATACATTTTCCATAATTATTTGCCCTCCACATCAAATGGGAAATCCAGCCCTAACTCATCGAAATACGGCTTCAATTCCGCATCAATATCTTTCATTTCACGCTGGAGTTTGCGAATTTCCACAGCCACTTCATTCAGATCAATTTCTTCTTCCGGCTCAAAAGTGTCAACATAGCGGGGAATGTTGAGGTTAAATCCGTTATCTTCAATCTCCTGCATTGTTGCCACATGAGCATACTTATCGATATCCTCGCGGCGCTGATATGCGTCCACAATTTTATCAATATCACATTGTCGAAGGATATTCTGATTTTTCCCGGCTTCGAAGTCCTTAGAAGCGTCAATAAACAAAATGTTATTTGCATTACCGTTACGTTCTCTTTTTAGGACGAGAACACAGACGGGAATGCCCGTGCCAAAGAAGAGATTTGCCGGAAGACCAATAACGGCATCCAACACATTCAGCTTTTGGATAAGATGTTTACGAATCACCTCTTCTGCAGCACCACGGAATAGAACACCATGAGGAAGAAGGACAACAGCACGTCCGTCTTCATCCATGTGATAGACCATATGCTGTACAAAAGCAAAGTCTGCCTTGCTCTTCGGGGCAAGTTTACCGTATTCGTTGAATCGAGGATCTTCCATAAACTTCATATCAGCAGACCATTTTGCAGAATACGGTGGATTGGCTACCTGAACGCGGAATTTCTTCTCACCAAAATAGTCATGTTCCAGGGTATCTCCATTATAGATGTTGAAATTACGGTATGGAATGCCGCGCAGAATCATGTTCATTCTAGCGAGATTATATGTGGTCGATGTAAGCTCCTGCCCGTAGTAGTTTCTGACATTTGCGTAATTTTTCAAACGTAGCAACAGAGAGCCTGAACCGCAAGTCGGATCAGCTGCATCCTTTACATCCGTCAATCCAAGGCAAGCAATACGGCAAAGCAACTCGGCAGGTCCCGAAGGCGTATAAAACTCACCGGCTTTTTTACCAGCAGTTGCTGCAAACTGTCCAATCAGATATTCGTAGGCATTACCCAATACATCAATTTTTGTGTCCTCCACTCCGAAATTGATTTCATCGAGAGAAGATATAATTTTTGACATAACGGCACTGCGATCCTTAACTGTATGTCCAAGCTTCGTGGAATCAAGTTGCATATCAGAAAACAAGCCGTCAAAGTCATCCTGAGAGTCGTTACCGATGGTAGACTCCATCAGCGAGTTGATTGCCTTCTGTAAAAACTCAATGTCAAAGGAGCGGTTCTCCACCATTTTAACCATCTTGCGGAAGAGAAATTGCGGCTCAATCACATAGCCGAGGTCGCGCAGCGCTTCCTCTACAACAGCTTCTTTGTACTCAGGATCAGCCCATGCCTCTTCATAGCTGATTCCATCATCTTTTAAAAGGTTGACCATGTACTTCTCGGTTTTGTCCGAAAGGTAATAGTAGAAAATCATGCCTAAGATGTAATTCTTGAACTCGTAGGCTTCCATATTGCCACGAAGGGCGTTTGCCATTGCCCAGAGCTTGTTGCAAAGCTCTTTCTGATGAGCCTGAATAGAATTGTCCATTTCACATTCTCCTTATTGGTATTTCTCTGCGTGTTTCCTGATAAACTCTACGATACGGTTGACCAGTGAACGCTTCTTCAAGAGCGGCATCGGTTTTGTAAGCCGGTCGCGGATATTCCCGGCATCCATCGTGCCGGAAAACTCATATTCTGAGATGAAATCAGTAAGCATCTTAGAGTCGATGTCCTCTTGTTGTGCAAAGGCTTCAATCTCTTTTTGCTTTTCTGCGTTCTCGAAATCATTGTAGGCAGCGTCAATTTCATCGGCGCTGTTAAGCCCTGCGACAACCGTATCCAAGAAGGATTGCAGGATTTCAACCTTTTTAAGCAACTGTGGGTTGTCCGTCCTACCAAGTTCATCTTTGATATGTTTGATGTCATAGTCCTTTTGCTTCGCATCATCAAAGTGGATATTGCGGATAAGGTTCATGATGTAGGCAACATTGATTCGGTCGCTCTCCATAAGCTCAATACAGAAGTCCACATCATTCAGAACAGATACAACCTCACGGTCTGCTTTCTGTTTTGAGTAGAGCAGCATATATTTGCTTTTATAGTCCTGATACTCCTGCTCAGACATCGTGAGTGCATCCTGGTCAAAGCTGAACTCGATAAAGGTATGCAGCGATTGCAAATACTTTGTTAGTTCGCGGAAAGTGACAACGAAGAGCTTTTGGTCTTCTTCACTTTGCATGGTGTCCACAGCTGCAGGAGTATCAGCGATCTCTTTCAGTTTGATGACCATTTCGTTAAATTTCTCGACGAAGAAGTTATAGTCCGGTACAATAATGCCGGAGGTGTCCTGCGTCTTTGAAAACAGGGTAAGCGCATCATCCGTCTGCTTTTTAAGGTTGCGGTAGCAAATAACAATACCGAATGGCTTAGTCTCTTTCTCTACACGATTCGTGCGGGAATAGGCTTGTAGCAGGTCGTGATACTTCAAATCCTTGTCCACATAGAGGACAGAAAGTGTTTTACTGTCAAAGCCAGTGAGGAACATATTGACTACAAGCAAGATGTCCAGCGGTTTCGTCTTCTTACCTTTTACACGGTCGGAAATATCCTTGTGGTAAGCTGCGAAAGTATCCGTAGAAAAGTTGGTGCTGTATATCTCATTATAGTCTTTGATGATCCGCTCCAAAGCGTCACGGCTGTGCTCGTCCTTGCCTTCCGCATCCTCATTCTGCCCATAAGAGAAAATCCCGGAAATGTTAAGGTCATGCTTTATGCTTTTAAAAATGTCGTAATACTTGACCAGCGCCTCAATCGACGAAACAGCAAAGATCGCGGTGTACTGTCTGTTTCGCGTTTTTGCCTTATGGTTCTGGATGATGTGATTGGCAATCAGAGACATACGCTCTTCGGACATATAAAGCTCGTTGACATCAATGGCATCCGCCAGAGTAGGATCATCCCAGTCGAAATCGCCCTCCATCGTCTTTATGTACTCCACATGGAAGCCGAGGACATTGTTGTCAAAGATAGCGTCTTTGATCAAGTAGTTGTGGACGCACTCCCCGAACAGCATTTCTGTGGTTTGCGTGATTTTTCCTTCTACCTTTCCGTTGACTTCAAAACGTGGCGTTCCTGTAAATCCAAAGAATTGAGCCTTCTGGAAATGCCGCACAATATCTTTGTGCATATCTCCAAACTGACTTCTGTGGCACTCGTCGATGATGAAAACTACTTTCTCATCTTTGTATGCATCCATAATCTTTGCGTACTGCGGACGCTTGACGGCATTTGCCATCTTTTGCATGGTGGTTACAATAAGCTGCCGGTTTTTGTCTTGCATTTGCTTCACAAGGACATCAGTGCGGTCAGTCGCATCCACTGATCCGTTTTCAAACTTATTGAATTCCTCCGTAGTCTGAGAATCCAAGTCCTTACGGTCAACGAGGAAAATAACTTTCTTAATATTTGGATTGGCCGCAAGGATCTGCGCCGTCTTGAATGAAGTAAGCGTCTTGCCCGCACCGGTTGTATGCCAGACATAGGCGTTGCGATTGGTCAGTGTTGCTTGCCGGACGAGTGCTTCAACAGCATACACCTGATAGGGACGCATAACCATAAGCAGCTTATCCGTATCGTTCAGAATCATATACCGCGCCAACATTTTGATAATGTGATCACGGGCAAGGAATACTATTGAAAAATCCTTCAGGTTGGTAAGTCGGACATTATCAAAGTCCGTCCAGAAGAAAGCAAGGCTGTGAAGCATCTCACGGTCTGAATTTGCAAAATACTTCGTGTCTACTCCATTGGAAACAATGAAGATCTGGATATAATGGTAAAGTCCATTGTACGAATGCTTCTTGTAGCGCATCACCTGATTAACCGCTTCTCGGATGTCAATGCCTCTACGTTTCAATTCCACTTGAATCAGTGGAAGTCCGTTGACAAGAAGAGTTACATCGTAGCGATTAACGTACTTCCCGACAACGGTGGTCTGATGTGTCACCTGAAAAATATTCTTTGTGTGATCATTGGAAAAGAATGAGAGATAAACCTTCGTTCCATCCTCTCTTTCCAACACAAATTTATCCCGAAGTATCTTCGCACTCTGAAAAACTGATTTTCCGAGCATCAGGTTAAGAATGCGTTCCCACTCTTTATCAGTAAGGGGGTTATCGAGTTTATCAGCATTAAACGTCTCAAACTGCACTTTAAAATTCTCGACCAACGTATCATAGTCAGGAATAAAAACGGTACTATATCCCTGCTTATTCAGTTGATCAATAAATTGCAGTTCAAGCTCTGCTTCACTTTGGTATCCCATATCTTCATCTCCATTACTTGAGGATCATTTTAATTTGGTATAATTTATAGATCGCCCTATTAAGTCCTATGTTCCCAATGGTGCTTATTCATCATTAGTAAATTCCATTATTTCCTCAACAGAGCAGTTAAGAGCTTTACAGATTTTCTCTAAAACTTCTGTCGTCACGTTCTCTCCATGACTTAACTTATAAACTGTATAATGACTGATGCCTGCTTCTCTCTCTAAATCGCTCTTTTTCATGTCTTTGTCAATCAAGAGTTTCCACAGTCTTTTGTAACTTACGGCCATTGTAGTACCTCTCGTTCCAATTCAAATCGCAGATTATCAAGATCATACATTTTATTTTATCAGAGAAAATTCGGTTTCTCAAGTGGTTTGTTTGCGTTCGATAACAAGGCCAGAATAACACAATCGTAGGATTGCACAAATTGGCGAGCAGGGCCTTTGTATATACAAAGGCAAAAATACCGGTGCGGCTTTCCGGGCTGCATCGGTATTTTTCTCGTTGGGGAAATCCCCAATCCCCTTGAAGATCCGTATCTGGCGATACGGGGCTGCGCATTCGTCCCGAACGCTTTACGCTACGCGTTCCATCGAAAATACGGTATAACAATCAGAGCTTAATCAAAATCTGTTTCTGACTCATTGGCGATTTCATAGATTTGTCCGTCTATATCGAGAATACAGTCAACATCAATCCGCGTCTTATCCATCAGAATCACTTGCTTTTGGTAATCATCTATTTTCTTAATCTGTCCGGAAATCGTATGGTAAGAACCGCCAGCTTTTCTCTGATCCGGAACAAAGTAAGTAATTGTAAGCGCTGGCTTTTCTCCGGGATAATCACAAGCCATCTGTAGCTTATAATCCAGCTCTGCTTTTTCCGATTCAGAAAGTTCCGGCTTGCGATCTGTCAGCCGAGCGGTTTCCTTTATCACCTCACCATATCCGGTCAGCGCAGCGAATGGAGAAAACTGGGCCGCCCGGTCTATCATCGGCATCCTGGGATGCCGTGTAGAAACGTGATGGGGATGATTGATAATGTCATCATAAGAATTTTTTGTGTTATCTCTATTTAGCAAAATAATTATCACCTCTTCCGGATATTTGCTGGCTCAAATATTTCTATGCTTTATGACCTCCAATCTGCTGATTGCGGTCTTTTGCCGTCGCCCCTTCCTGCAAATTCATTCCCTTCAGGATTGCATTCTTGCCAAATTTTTTCTTGATTTCCAGCATGGCCTGCTGCATTTTCCGCTCCTTCTCCAGTTCCTCATTTTCCTTTTCCTGCAGGTTTTGACGAGCGGAATAGTCTGTAAATAAATCTAGTTGCTCGAAGCTATTTTCACTTTGCGCCTGTGCTTCGGCCTCAGTGATAACATGAGTAGCAGCCATGTTAATCCTGCGTACCAGAAGATCTTTATCTACAATTCGATCAAACAGATCCATCACAGCCTGGGTAATCAAACGGGTGGAAGAAGTATATTTTTTCAGATTGGCAGTACCGTGGGCGTGCTTTGGAATGCTGCGGCCATATCGGTCTGTCTTGATTTCTCCATGATACTTCTTTCGTCGCGCCGGGTCTTTCAGATTATCAATATCATAACCGACTGTCAAAACAATTTGGTTTGTCACAAGCCCTTTATCCACCAAATCCAGTACCAGCAGGTCGGTCATTTCCCGCACTACAAGTTTTGCTTTTTCAAACAAATATGGACATTGCAGCACCTGACCGGAACCGACACTGTTACTTTCCGGTTTATACGCTTTGATGTCAGCAATCGTGCAAGGCTCCCACCCCCAGGCATGGTCAATCAATAATTCTGCATTGATACCGAAAAGCTGATACAAAAGTTCCTCGTTATAGTAGTCACATGGTTTACCTTCCGAACAGCGGGCTATGTCGCCCATCGTATAAAGTCCATGTTCTTCCAGCTTCTTTGCGTATCCTTTTCCCACCCTCCAGAAATCGGTCAAAGGGCGATGTGACCACAGGGAACGGCGGTACGACATTTCATCCAGTTCGGCAATCCGGACACCATTCTGATCAGGCGAAATATGCTTTGCCTCTATGTCCATCGCAACTTTACAGAGATACAGGTTCGTGCCAATTCCGGCTGTCGCAGTAATTCCAGTAGTGTCCAGAACATCAAGAATCATTTTCATTGCCAACTCACGGGGTGTCAACTGATACGTTCTTAAGTAACTGGTTGCGTCAATAAAGACTTCATCAATCGAATAAACATGAATATCTTCCGGCGCGATATATTTGAGATACACCCCATAAATCCTGGCACTGATTTTCATATAATGTGCCATCTGCGGCGGTGCCACCACATAGTCTACAGCTAAAGCGGGATTTGCTTTCAGTTCTCCATCCTGAACTGAAGAACCTGTCAGTTTCCGTCCCGGCGCTTTTTGCTGCCGTAAGGAGTTGACCTCTTTGACCTTTTGCACGACTTCAAACAGTCTGGGTCTTCCGGGAATCCCATAGGATTTCAAAGCCGGAGATACCGCAAGGCAGATGGTTTTCTCCGTCCTGCTGGCGTCTGCGACCACCAGATTGGTTGTCATCGGATCAAGACCGCGCTCCATACATTCAACGGAAGCGTAGAACGATTTCAAATCTATGGCAATATATGTTTTATCTGACATTGTTCGACGCCTCCTTCTCATCAGATTTTAGACAGGTGCGGCATCCGGGCAGTAACTATTTTTTCAAACTCTCAATTTTCCGATTCCTCTATAATGCCATAGTCAATCAGTACATTCGTCTCTGCGTAGTGCGGATAAACAATCCCCATCATTTCATAGTTATATCGCTTCACTTTTCGGAAACTCTTTATAGTTTCCGGCGCATAGGCAGATGTTTCACATCCAGCATATTTGGTGTCACCAGCCAAATCATCGGCCACATCCTTTATCAGTGCGTCCTCTACGTCTTCAATCGTACTGCCATACTCGACAGCAACTAATTCATGCTTTTTCACATCTTTGTCCAGGTCACCAAAAGAACGATACAGTTTGTACTTCATAATAATAGCCTCCTTCGTCTTAAATAGTTTCAAGATACTTGCTGATTTTCAGCTTTAATTCAGCCAGGTATTCTTCAAAATATACACTGATTGCCACCGGATACACCTCATCCAGTGCTTCCAAAATCTCTTTGATCTGCTCATTTCCAATCCTACAGAATCGCTTCATCGGCTCAAGGTAGAATGGGTATACTGCCGGTATCTGAGGAACGCCAAGATGCTTCGCAACCACTTCAGCACCAAGTCTTGCAGAAGATGAAAAATCATCCTGTTTGAATGCGTTCAGTAGCATTTTCAGGAAATGGATTAGCAAAGTATCCTGCTTTTTTAATATTGCTTCGGTCAAATCACTAAGACGGAAGCAATCCGTAAAATCAAAGCCAACAAGATTTCCGTCAGGCGTTGCTGCTATCTGCACCGCATCAATTTGCTCGAACATGACCGCCAAAGCATAGTGACAGGCATACTCAAAAGCCATATTGATAGAATTTTGCAGGTCTTCCGTTGTGAATGGATGCAGTCCTTCCAAGTAAGTGATTCCAACAACATAAGGTGTCTTAAACGGCCAGCTCTCTTTGCGGGCGCTCTTTTTTACCAGGAACGCCTGCGGAACCGGAATTTGCATTTCCTTTGCGAGCCGGGAATATACGAATTCACAGCAGGCTGAACATGGCTGTTCCTGCTTTACGATAAGAGGTGCCAGACCTTCTTCTACCGGAGTTGCCAAAAGCAGTTGCCCGGAAAAACCCTCATGGCTAAATGGCTGATAGAGATAATCCCTGCTGTCCACAAAAAATTCATTGTCCAAACCAGTCACCTTCCTTGTTGAGATGTTATTCTGCTGGCGTTGATCATCTGCTTATCAAAATTATAGCAGATCCAATCAAAAAAAACAGTCCAAACCTACTCGAAAGCAGTCAAACCCATTTTCATATACATAAATATATCCATCCCAAACACCGCGGATCGGAATACAGATAAATTCACGCAATTCGTTCTTTAGCACTATTTCATGTTCTTTATCTTCTGTATTACACAGAAGATGACCGATATACTAAAGAGGAACGAGAAATAGTTCTAAAGGAGGAGGTGACGAGATGGACGCACAAGCTGTTGGACAACGGATCAAAGCTGCCCGTGAGGCAAAGGGACTAACACAGGAAGGACTGGCAGCGTTGGTCGATCTCAGCCCCACTCATGTGAGCGTAATAGAACGAGGTCTTAAGATTCCCAATCTGGATTCTTTTGTAGCCATCGCAAACGCACTGGGCGTTTCCGCAGATTCACTGCTGATTGATGTAGTTGACCATGCCACGGAGAGCGCAGCCTGTGAGCTATCCAATCGGATTTCTCATCTGCCGCATCGGGAGAGAATGAAGATCCTGAATGCATTCCGCATTCTGACAGAAGAATAAGAAATATCAGGGGAGCCGTAAAGGCTCTCTTTCTTTTTATAGAATTTTTATAATTTCGACAAAAGATGCCATCCACCGACAGTCATTTTATGTTAAAGTAGTTCTAAAGAACAAGTACAAACTCTAACGGAGGATGAAATTATGAATTTCCAAAAGATTCTGAAACAAGTTGCCATCGAAAATAATACGACACCAGAAGATGTTTACCGTGAGATGCAGATAGCTCTTGCAGATGCGTACAGCCACAAGGATGACACACAGGAGTCTCAGGCACTATGGAAGGAAATGGGCTTTGATAAAAGATGCCCCTCACCAGAGCAATTCATCAAAAAGTCGGCTCAAAAATTGCGTGGTGATCTCGGAATGTCTATCTGGAGGAGGCGATCATGAAGAAAGTGTGTTTTGTAGCGGATCGCTTTTTCTGGGAAGAGGAAATGGGCGATTTGCTATATCAGGAAATCAATAAAATTTCAAATGAGGATCGCGTCGTTGAATTCTATTTTCATACTTGCCACGAGATTTTTGCACAAAAGGCAGTCGCCTGTATCCAGAAATTGCGTAGAGAGCGACCGGAAAAACATCTGTCAATAATAGCCATTATCGATCCCTTGAGGTGGGGAGAGGATAAGTTTGATGAGGAAATCCCATTTCGCGACGATCAATTCCCCCGTGGTAGTGTTGACCGGATTGACTTTGCTCCCGCATTTGACGGTAAATGTGAGAAAGACGAAAGGCGCTTCATTCAACACTTTTATAAGATTGACCGCTGGCTTTACCATCAATGTGATGACATGATTGCCTATTATTATGACAATCTTCCAAATATTACGCAAAGAACCGCCAGAACTGCTACATCCGGAAACTCCAGACCGGCACTACATCATCTTTATCTGCCAAAAACCAAAGACAGGATTGACATCCTAATCGAGCAGCTTCCCGAACGGGAGAGAAACGCCGTGCTGGCGATTAACAGTGGTACAACCTATCGGCAGCTTGCTGAACAATTAGGCGTATCTTATAACCGCGCACAGCAGTTGGTAAACAGAGGCGAACTGCAAATCCGCAGATGGCTGCGGCAAAGCTCCTGATAGCAGTTCATACACAAAAAACGCCCCGGACGACCTATTACAGTCAATCCGGGGCATTCATGCTTATCTTTGAGTTTCTTTTTTTCTCTTTTCTTCCTGAGCCTTTTCTTCTTCCTGACGAGTCAGATTCAAGAATTGCTCCACATTTTTTTCCGCTTTTAAATAGTCCTGCATCTCAGTCCGTGCATTCCGGTATTGTGCATAGGCGGATTTCTTGTCTGCCAGAACTTCGGCATATTCTGCTGATAAGTCCTTTACCTTTGGAAGTTTCTTGATTCCCAATTCGTTAAAGGCATCCTTTGCTGCTTTGTGCAGGGTTATTGCTTCCCGATGGGATTCATAAAATTTTCTGCTGTATCCAGACTTACGGTAATCTACATATACATCCTTTGTTTTGGCATAGTTGATGATGTGTTTTTTCAGGGAAGCAATCTCCACCAGACGTTTTTCTGCCGTCTTGATTTTTTCATCCAGTTGGTCGAAGCGTTCTGTTGACTGTTTCGTTTTCTCATGAAGCTGGTCGATATTCTCAATTCCATGCTCACGAAGGAAAATCATGGTCTGCGCCATTTGTTTCAGATTATAGACCGTAGCCCATCGCTGATAGCCGATTCCTTTCGCCTGAAGTCTGGCGTCAATATCTACCAGCAGATTCAGACGTTTCTGGCTAACAGACTGTTTATTCTTGCTTCGGATACGGTGTTCTTTTTCGCCCAAAATGACAGCACGGATTTCTTCCTCTGTGTATCCATCTCCCAAAGAGCGGAAACGCAGAAAACGATCCTGTCCTTCCTTCCAGAGCGCCGTGTGTTTGCCGCGCTTGCAGGTATAGCCGTCCTGTTCCAGAAGCCGGAGAAATTCTTCAAAATCCTTTGGTTTCTTTAGAAGCGCCTGATCGATAGCCTGCCGGATTTCATCACGAAAGCAGTGCCGCTTCGGATAAGTGGTTCGTTTGACACGCTCTTTGTATGGTTTCTTCTCAATAATAGACAGCCCATGCTCCACACAAATGATGTCGCTGACCTTCTGAAGAGCAAGGCCGGAGTTATGGAAGTCACGAAATTTACGCTTGCAGTCCAGCGAAGTGGAATTGAAAACGATATGATTATGGATGTGGGCACGGTCTGTGTGAGTTGCTACCAAAAAAGCGTGTTTTCCTTTGGTGAACCGCAGCCCCAGTTCATAGCCAACCCGGTTGGCTTCCTCCGGTGTAATCTCACCCGGTTTGAAGGACTGACGAATCTGATAGGCAATCACATCATTTTGCTGCCGCCTGCCGGTGATGTGGAGATATTGTCGCTTAGCCAGAAGAAATTCCTCGTCTGCCGTCATGGGATCACATTCATATCCGCTCACCAGTTCGCCTTTTTCCGTCTTTCCCGGATTCTGAGCATAATCAGTCCGGTCGCGCAGGCACTGTGCAATGGTTTTCCCTTTGTTGATATGCAATGCAATCAGTCTTGTTGCCGCCATAGCTCACCGTCCTCTCCACAGCAAAAAAGAAGGCAGGCCGTTCCGCTTATTATTGCGGAGCAGTCTGCCCAAAACATTTATTCTATGAATGTACAAAGCCCACCAGAGAATCCTTCATCCCGTCCAGTGCTGTCTCGATCACTACGGCAAAGAACATGGCGGCTACATATAGAATTTCTAGAATGACCAGAATGGCCACTGAAGTCCACATTTGCTGTACAGCTGAGTAAATTCCGCATCCGAGTATAAACAGCATCAGTGGTCCCATTACATAGGCTGACAGGTTGGTTACGAGTTTTACCAAAAGAGCCGCTGCCATCAAAATCAGAATGATGGGAAGTGCCAGTAGCTTAAAGGGGAGTTTTATAAGTTTCATCACTTTGCTCACCGCCTTTCTACTTGTATTATAGTTATTCGTGTTGGCTCAGGCAAGGATGTCATTTGGTTGATTTTGGAACGCGAAAAAAGAAGCTGCGATGGCTTATCGCATCAATACACACAGGAAGTTATCAAACAGATATAGTATCTGCTATGCAGATCAATCTCGCATATTTATTTTCGGAATCGTTTATAACTTTGATTTTATCCTGCTGTATAAAATGTTCGATCCGTCTGGCGAACCACCAGTCACCCATACCGATCTGAAAACAACCGAGAATATCGCCTATTAATCTTGCCTCTTTGATTGGTTTACGTGTAAGTCTTTTCCATATCAGAAAATCATAAAAATCTTCTGGAACGCCGGTAACTTTTCCATTTATCACTGCTCTGAGAGGACTGTTATCCTCTGTTAATTCTGTCCATAGCAGTGCATACATCCTCACTTCTTCTTTGGTCAGCACCCTTTCATAGGCAAGGAATCCTGCAAATTCCTCCGCCGAAACTTCGCCCCAGTTTCTGTAAGAACAAATACTTGTTTTTTTTACCACATATTCCGGAAGTTTTACGATATGAATCTTATTTTTATATTTTTGCAGTATCCGGCACAGACTGTAAAAACCACATATGGAATATGGTGCATCGCTGTACCAGACCCGGATTGTCTCCCCATTTTCTAGATATTCTTTTAGGCGCAACAATTCATTCAAATAAACTTCACCTGTCAGCTTCAATTCCTGATCGATTTTTGGATTTTTAACATATTGATTTTGTGCATACATGGAATAGATGAGATTTTTCCGATATGGACTGTCTATAGGCTCCTTGATATTACCAATATCCAGCATGAAGCCAAGACAGACTACGTCTTCTGATGTTCCTTCCACCCATCCGGCGAAGGTTCTCTCCGGTGGTGTCTCTTTCCCTGTCACCAATACCGACGTTGGCCCATTTGCATAACCAACTATTTCCATACTTTTCGCAGCTTTCATGGAGGCCGCTTCACTTTCTCCAAATAATACTTCAATCATATCTGCTTCCTCTGAACTCCAGTTTGCTTGTTAACCTTATGAAAGAAGTATACTGAAAAAACGTGAATAAGTCTATCCAAACCATAAATGAAGTTCTGAAAACTATGTTGCAGGCGTTTCGCTCACGCCAACCGCCTGCTATAACAGATTTAGGAGATACTGGCCAGCCGCACCAACAGTTCCTTTGCCGCCCGCCACAATTCATCCAGCCGCACCTGTAAATCCTGAATGTCAGCCAGATAAATACTCCCAGTCTCATTCGCCTTTTTAGCATACTGATTCAGATTATTGCTGCAGATGCGTAACAGCCGGATCAGTTCTTTCAAGTCTTGCAAATCCAGCTTCACACAGTAGCCATCCAGTGCCATTTTACGGATGTAGGCGCTCATATTCATTACGCCCAGTTCGTCCATTTTTGCCCGGATACGCTCACGGTCTGCTTTTGAAACCCGCAGGATAATCGTATCATTCAGTTTTTCCATCACCGCACCTCTTCTCGTTCTGTATATCGTTTGGGAGCTTCACCGACCATCGCTGCTTTTGCCTTTAAATCTGCCAGCACAGAAGAACGGCCTTCCGGCTCTGTTACTTCCTCCTCTACGCCGTGATCGTCCATATTGAGGGCGGCGTCCAGTTCAGCCAGCCGTGCGCTTTTCTCAGCCAGTTCCGCTTCCTGGGGGAAGGGCTTGCCAAGCTCTGCCTTCGCCGCTTCCTGCTGATTGTGCAGGTTTTCCAGCTGTACCTGCGCCTTTTCTTTACGGCCCTCCAAACCGGCGAGCGTATTATCCATACGAGTGAAATTTCCTCTGGCATCTGTTCCCAACGTAACCGTATGGGTCATGGAGCCTTTCAGCGCGATCTCGTATTCCTGGCTGAGGCTGTTGTACGAAAGTTCCATGGAAAAACCACGGTACGTTCCCAGCGCCACCGGCTCCATGCCAGTATAACTCTTGCAGGCTGCCAGAATCGCCCCACCTGCCAATTCCTTTTCAGAGAATGTGCGTCCCTGAATCTCCGCGCCGACAAATTCCTCTTTCGGAAGAGGATGTGCTGTCACGGTCTGCATATCGGCTTCAAATCCCTGAATAAAGCCGCGCTGTTTTTCCATCTCTGCTGGGAAATACTTTAACAGGCGGTCTTCCAGCCGGTACTGCTGGCTCTGATGGTCAGATTTCAGCACTTTCAGACGCGCCACATCAATATCCAAGTCCATCTTTTCCTTGATCCGGCTGTCACCGGCGCACAGTGCTTTGATCTCCGCATAGCTGAGTGCCTGCTCATCCACATCGTCACAGGCTCGCACCGGCGATTTGCTGGTCATAATCTGCGAAATAAATTTCTGCTTGTTCTCCAGCGTTTGGTAAAGGTAAGCGTCAAAAGTGCCTTCCGTCACATACTGGTAGATCTGAACCTCTTTGTTTCGGTTGCCCTGGCGGATGATGCGCCCATTTCTCTGTGTCATATCGGAAGGACGCCAGCCCACATCCAGGTGATGGACAGCCACAAGCAAGTCCTGGCAGTTGGTGCCAGCCCCCATCTTCTGCGTGGAGCCGAGCAACACCCGCACCTGACCCGTGCGCACTTTAGCAAAGAGTTCTTTTTTCTTTACCTCGTTGTCCGCGTCATGGATAAAAGCAATTTCTTCTGCAGGAACGCCCCGTGCAATCAGCTTCGCCTTGATGTCGTCATAGACATTAAACGTACCGTCATCTTTTGGGGTGCTCATATCACAGAACAGGAGCTGCGTCAGACGGCTTTTCTTTCCTTCCTCCCATATCCGGAACACATTTCCCACACAGGCATTGAGCTTGCTGTTCGGATCGTCCGGCAGAAGCGGATTCATCAGCCGCTGGTCAAGCCCGATTTTTCTGCCATCCGAAGTAATTTTGAGCATATTGTCCTGGGACGGATCAACCTGCCCGCTGTGGACGGCAGCCGCCCGTTCTGAGAGCGCCGCAACCATTTCTTTCTGAATCTCCGAGGGCTGCACCACAACCGTCTCAAACTTTGCTTCCGGCACCGGCAGATTCAGCTGGTCACTGGTTTTTATATCCGCAACCTCTTTAAAAAGGTTCATCAGCTCCGGCAGATTGAAAAATTTTGCAAATCGGGTTCTTGCCCGGTATCCGGTTCCTTCCGGAGCCAGTTCAATCGCCGTAGTGCTTTCCCCGAAGGTGGACGCCCAGCAGTCAAAGTGGGTGAGTCCCTTTTGCTGTAAGGTGTTGTACTGGAGGTAGCGCATGACGGTGTACAATTCCGTCATACTGTTGGAGACGGGAGTGCCGCTGGCAAATATCACGCCGCGCCCGCCGGTGACTTCATCCAGATACCGGCACTTCATAAACATATCGCTGCTTCGCTGGGCTTCCGATGTGGATAATCCTGCCACATTTCGCATTTTTGTGTATAAGAACAGGTTTTTGTATGCCTGACTCTCATCCACAAACAGCCGGTCTACGCCAAGCTGCTCAAAGGTAATCACATCATCCTTCCGATCTGTGTTCAGCAGTTTATCCAATCTTGCCTGGAGAGACTTCCGGGTCTTCTCCATCTGCTTGATGGTAAAATTCTCGCCCCGGCTCCGTTTCAACTCATCCAGCGCTTCGGTTACATCATCAATCTGCTCCTGTAAGAGCCGTTCCTGCCGCTCCGCTGAGATGGGAATTTTCTCGAACTGACTGTGGCCGATAATGACCGCATCATAATCCCCGGAAGCAATGCGAGCACAGAATTTCTTCCGTTTTGCTGTTTCAAAATCTTTTTTCGTTGTCACCAGAAGTTTCGCGCTGGGGTAAAGCCGCAGAAATTCATTCGCCCACTGCTGAGTCAGATGATTGGGAACCACAAACATCGACTTCTGGCACAGTCCCAGCCGTTTGCTTTCCATTGCAGAAGCGGCCATTTCAAAGGTTTTCCCGGCTCCTACCTCATGTGCCAACAGTGTATTGCCGCCATACAGCACATGAGCGATGGCATTCCGCTGATGCGGCCGCAGCTTAATGTCCGGGTTCATGCCGACAAAATGAATGTGGCTGCCGTCATATTCGCGGGGACGGGTGCTGTTGAACAGTTCATTATACTTTGCCACCAGTGTTTCTCTGCGTTTCGGGTCACGCCAGATCCAGTCCCGGAAAGCGTCCTTGATTGCCTGCTGTTTCTGTTGAGCGAGGGTCGTTTCCTTTTTGTTGAGAACACGCTTTTTATTGCCCTCCGCATCTTCAATGGTATCGTAAATCCGGGCGTCTTTCAGATTCAGAGTATCCTCCAGAATCTTATAGGCGTTCGCCCGATCTGTACCATATGTCACATAGGCCGCCACATCATGCCGCCCGGTACTGCTTTTACCGGAAATCTGCCATTCTGCCGTAATCGTAGAAAACTTCACTTCAATGGCACGGCGGAGATAGAAGGGTGTCTCAAAAGTTTCCTCCATAAACTGTTGGATATACTTTGGATCAATCCAGGTAGCGCCCAGGCGTACCTCAATCTCCGAGGCTTCCAAATCTTTGGGCTGAGCTTTTTCCAGCGCAGCCACATTAACCGTGTACTGCGGATCGGTTTGTGCGGCAAGACGTGCAATCCGCAGCTTATCGCGCACATTACCGGACAGATATTCATCCGCAGTCTGCCAGCCAAGTTCCGGCGCTTCCGGTGCCATAGGATCACGGAAAATTACGCCAGTCAATTCGCCGATGACGGCCTCGAAATCATCCGCTTTCCCCAGCAGTTCAGCCATAAACGGAATGTCTACCTTGCCACGTTCTCCGATGGAAACCGCCAGTGCTTCGCTGGGCGTATCCACATGGGTCACATGACGTTCCGGACAGATGGTGCGTTTGGTGAAAATATCGGCTTTGCTTTCCAGTTTTCCATCTTCATCAATATTCTCCAAAGAGCAGAGCAGATAGTAGGAAGAATCCTCTGAAAATGCCTTCTCGTTGCCACGGCTGTTAATCAATCCGTACTTTTGGGTAAAGGCATCGTAGGCGGTATTTAGTTCCTGCTGTTTGGCCTCGATAGCTTCCTGTGGATAGTCTTCCAGCTGGTACTCAATCAGGTCATTGACGATCTGACGCAGCTCCACCATGCCTTTGACCCGGCCTTTTGCGGTATCGTTTAAGTCAACCGGCGACATAATGGAATTTTGCCGGAAATACACTTCGCCGTCTACCACCGTGTAGGAAAAGTTTTTTACCGTCGGATCTGCAGGCAGTACAGAGGCATTGTCCTCCAGTTCCGGATTTTCCCGTTCCTGAGCCACGTATTCCCCGTGAATATGGGAAATCGCTTCTTTCAGCTGTTGGCTTAAATCAGCGCCGTCAATGGGCAGCACAGTACATTCTTCTTTGCCATACTGAGTGCTTTCGGTGGAAAGCCGTCCCAGTACCATCTCCGGATGCTCCACAAAGTAGCTGTTTAAGGTCAGCCCGTCTTCGTTGCGTCCAAGATGAATCCAGTCTGCATCCAGGTCGATGGGGTGTTCCCGCTTTTGTAGGAACAGAATATCCGATACTACATCCGTACCGGCATTGGCACGGAACGCATTGTTCGGCAGACGGATCGCTCCTAAGAGTTCGGCCCGCTGTGCCAGGTATTTGCGCACCTCCGGGCTTTTGGCGTCCATAGTATAACGGCTGGTCACAAAAGCAACCACGCCGCCCGGCCGCACCTGATCCAACGCTTTGGCAAAGAAATAGTTGTGAATGGAAAATCCCAGCTTATTGTAAGGTTTATCATTGACCTTATAATCGCCAAAGGGGACGTTACCAACCGCCAGATCATAAAAATCACGGCGGTCGGTGGTTTCAAATCCGGCAACAGTGATCTCGGCATTGGGATATAGCTTTTTTGCAATCCGCCCGGAAATGCTGTCCAGCTCCACGCCGTAAAGACGGCTTTGCTGCATACTCTCCGGCAGAAGACCGAAGAAGTTTCCCACACCCATGGACGGCTCCAGAATATTTCCCTGGCGGAAGCCCATCTGCTCCACGGCATCGTAAATCGCGTGGATCACCGTGGAACTGGTGTAATGTGCGTTCAAGGTGGAAGCCCTGGCGGCCGCATATTCCTCCGGTGTCAGAACCGTTTTCAGCTCCAGGTATTCCGTTGCCCAGTTACCTTTGTGCTCATCAAAAGCATTTGCAAGGCCGCCCCAGCCGACATACCCGGAAAGGATTTTCTGCTCATCCGGCGTAGCCGGGCGGTTTTCTTCCTCACATTTTTTCAGAAGCTGGATTGCCATGATGTTGGCGCGGAATTTCTGCTTCGGCCCGCCTTCACCCAGGTGTTCATCGGTAATGCGAAAGTTTGCAGCAACAGTCTCCGGTTCCGGACGTTCCGCCTCGTTTACACGCAGCCGTTCCACTACAATATCATAAGGCAGTTCGTTTTGTTCGGCAGGATAAATAGTTTCCGGCTCCGTTGTCAGTTCCGGTAATTCTGGTGTATCTGATTCTTTTTCTTCCTGCACAAACAGGCTGGCGTTTCGCTCATCCTGACGGAGAAGTTCTTCAAACTGACTGCGCCCCATAACCTTGTTACTCCAGGAATATGGGCCGGTATCAATCCGCACAGTGGTGTCGCCAACGTAACCAAGAGTGCCGCTGATAGGCTGATCAGGCGCAGGCAGGAAGACAGAATCGCCTACCTGGTAGGACGGCTGTCCCTCAAGTACCGTCTGCTTTTGCCGGTAACCTTCCGGGTTCTGATAAAAGCCTTCTTGCTCATGGATATACAGTCCGCGAAGAATGGGAGCCATGTCGCCCCAGCTGCCGCCCAGCGCCGCCAGCCTGCGTTCTTCACTGTCCAGAATCTCCACTTCGATACCGGTGGTGTAGGTGCGGAAATCTGCCGTGTCCCCGGTAGCCAGTTCCATCGTTTCCGCCCGGTTTGCAAACAGTTCTGAAAGCCGCTGTGCAATCCGGGTATTGCCTTCCCCATCCCGCAGCCAGCCAGAAATATACTCTTTATCCTGCGCAGAGAGCAGTCCAGTAGCCAGCACTTCCAGCAAATCCTGATCGACATTTGACGGATTGGGGGCAAGATACTCCGTTACAGCGCCGTTGCGGCTGTCCTGCCGAAGCAGTCCCTCGAACCGTTCCCGGCTTTCTGTACGGAATACAGGGTAAGCCACCCCATTAGGAAGGAGCTGCACCGTGTCTTCCCGCAGTTCGGTAATCCGATATTCCTGATTATCCAGATAAACGGTATCACCCATGTGATACGGCAGCGAAGCGGGATCGTATGCCGGTTCTTCCGGGATGGCCTGTTTGATTGCTTCATATTCTTCTTCCGACACCATAATGTCTACCACATGAGTGGGGTTGCCGGTGCCAATGGTAATATCATCACCACGTCGGGTAATCGGATACTGGCTCAGGTCATGAACTTCCCGTTGTTCTACTGTTTCTTCGGAGGCAGCGTTTTCTGCGTCCTTTTCGTTATCCTGATTTTCAGGCACAGAAAAAGGACCGGGCGATGGTTCGCTCGATCCTTTCATGGACTGTTTGGCGGTGGGGGCTTCCTCTGGAAAAGTAAAACTTAACTGTTGATAAGCTCCGTCAAAATCACTTCCTCGGCCTGGGCTTTCAGTGCGTTCATGTGCTGTACCCACGCCATCGCGCTCTGCTTCTTGTCCGGAGCCGGGTCTTTCTCCAGAAGCTGGCTCATCATCTGCTCCAACCTCTGGCTTGCCGTCTCCTCGATCTCCAACAGGTGCGGATACAGCGTCCCGTTCAGCAGGAACTGATTGTACAGAAGCGGGCGGTTCTCCTTCAGATACGCCCGGCGCATCCGTCCATACTTGCCCAGGGGCTTCTCCGGCTGCTTGTCCAGTTTCAGGTTCGGAATCAGGTAATCCCCGTTCCTCGTGTAGGTTAAGGTGTTCTCCATCCCATATTCTCCTTTCCTCAATGGCTTCCCGCTCCGCAGTCCGGATAGTGTCCCCGATCTGCAGGAGAATCTGCCTGCTGCATTGGCTGACGGCGGAACCCAGTGCCATAACTGCCGGAATGGTGTTGAAGTCGAAGATCGGCATGAAGTCCTCATGCCCCATATATTCCGCTGGATTCAAACCGCACCGGCTGAGTACCGTATAAGTGATGCTGGCGGTGGCTGCTGTCTTAAACTGGATTCCGATGTTGTAATTATCGTACCCTTCTAAGAAGGAATCGTCAACGATGTAGAAGAAGTCCTTCTGGTTATCTGCCCAATACTCGTCTGCCAGAGTTCGGGCGGCCGCCGCAATCTGTTCGCCCAGGTCAACGCCGCCAACGCCGTAGTTTCGTTCCAGCATAGCCATAATGGGAACGATATGCTGATCCTCCATTGTCCACAGCCAGGGCGTTCGTGAATTTTCCCTTGTTCCCGTATCTGCCACATCAAATACATAGCGCAGACGCAGCTTGTCACCGCGCTCATCTAAAAGGGCAATCCCTTTTGACCCGCGCCGGACGTAGCGGTTCATCTTGTCATTCCATAAATCGTATTCTGCGCAGGCGGTGGCATCCGGCCTTTGTGCGTAAATCATCATCTGATCCATGAACGGATACTTATACAGCCGGGAAGCCGTGGTAAGGAACTTTGCCCATTCCTGCCAGCTGGCTGTCAGTCCTTCCAGAGTTTCTTTTGCAACCGCCGAATAAAAATCTGCTTTACTCCACATATTGGCCTCCTTCCTTACAGCAGAAAAGAGCCGGGACAGTGATTTCCATCCCGGCAGTATTTAACTTCTTGTCAGTCCATAAAATCGGGGTACAAATCCAGTGCCGAAAACTCCTGATCGTTCATCTGGCGCAGCTTTTCCAGCACACAGTCGGTCAGTGTCAGCAGCTCTGTTTCGTCGGCCTGCAGATAGCTCCGCATATCCGTCAGATTGTCGATCAGCTCCAGGCGGGTGCCGGAATTATACAGGTACATCAGATTCCTTTCTTCGGAAGTAAACGTCTTCATCGTTCCAAGCTCCTTTTCTTTTTCTCGTATCATCGCTCCTGTTCCGCGTATTTGATCGTGGATTTCTTTCTGACCTCACAGTGTGGCTGGTTTTTCAGCTGCTCCACCACAGAAGGCTTCTCAGCTTTATCCTTTGCCGCTTTCTCCTTACGATCTTTTGCGCCATTATTAACAACGCCGTCGATCATACCGTAATCATCCTCAAGCTGCATTTCCGCATTTTTCAGATAATTCTCCGGGATAAGTCCGGGAAGTTCCTGAAAGCAGATACTGTCACAGTAATAACAGGATACCGCGCCATTTTCACGGATGGCAACAATGTCGCTGACCGAAAGGCTGTGACCCTTAAAATCTTCCGGACGATCCAGATTAAATTTCTCGAAGACGCTTTCCAGAAAGGTGGAGCGGTTCGTGTGAATGGGTAGCGGTGCGATATATACCACTTCATAATGGTCAATATTCACTTCCATATCCATCCGTTCCAGCATCCGCAGAGATGAAAAGCGCTCCATGCGTGTTTCCTCAATATCGCGCAGCTGCAAAATCGCATAGTTGTCCCCGGCGCTATCCAGGAAAGCTTCCAGCCTGCCGTTGTTTCCCATATTACCGTTTACTTCATCCCACTTTTCAATTTTATCCTGTGACATAAACTCCCTCCTGTGAAATTTTTCCCGGTCATAATCGGTCAGTTCTCGATTGCGGCTGCTAAGCCTGCATTGTTCCATCGCCTGATCACGGGCTTCCAGAATCGAAGTCTCCAGTCCGCCCACTTCTCCGGCAGCTACCGGCTGAAATCCCTGATCGTATAAATGGTACGCCCAGCCTGACGAACTACGTTCCACTGTCAGATAGTTTTGACTTCCCAGCTTCCATGCGGCAGTATCCCGGTCAAGCTCCGGTTCCGGGCGGCAGGTTCCGCCGCCACGCTCCAGAATCTCTGCAAACTGGCAAATGTGGTAGACGTTGTTTCCAACCTGGGTATGGTAATCGTCAATGTAGCAGCATTTGGCTGCATAATGCCGATCCGGATAATCCACCTGAATTGTCCCTCCGTCCGGAATACGGAACAGTTCCTTGTACCGGCTGTCGATAAAACGAATATCGTGGGTGGGAAGACTGGCTGGTTCCTGAAGGCTTCGGCGTCGAATCTCAGACCGGGGATACGGAAGCAGGGACAGCAGAGATATTTTCGCCACTTCCTGACCTTCCAGTCCAATCTCCTCACAGACGGCTACCCGCGCAGCTGCCAGCGGGGAGGCAATTCGACTCTCCAGAAGGTCTTCCCATGTCAGCATTCCGGAGTAATTTTCTTTCTTCTCGCTCCGATGGAACGCTTCATACTGAAAGCCGCTTTCCGTTTCCTTGAGGTGGAGAAAAAACTGACGGTCTACCAGATAAACTGCTTCTAACTTTTCCGCACTCATTTCCCGCCACCTCCGCTTTCAAATTCCAGCTGAAATTTCGGACGTCCATCTGCTTCGGTGGACAGCAGAACAGAAGCATTGTAGGTCTTTCCGGTTTTCTGGCTTTTGCAGTCCTTCACGCGGATTCTTCCGTCCCGTACCAGACGTTCCGCCATCTGAGCAGTGAGGCGTTTGCCAATTTTCTTGAAGTAGGCGTTGTCTTTCCAGAGAATGAAGCGGCATTCTCGATTGGAGCAAAACCATCCCTTCTGACGTTCTATGACTTCAGCCCCACAGTGAGGGCAGGTTCCGATTACAGTTGTACCAGGCATAAGCACTTTGGCTCCTTTCACAATCTCATAGTTGTTGACCAGTTCCATAATCATGCCGGAAATCTCATCCATGAAAGTTTCCGGCGCATATTCGCCGTGTTCCACCTCCGACAACTTTTCCTCCCAGTCTGCTGTCATAGCAGGGGACTGGAGCTGCTCCGGCGTTACGGTAATTAAGGCTTTCCCTTTTTCTGTGGGTATCAGCGTCTTTACCTTACCGCTGCCTTTGCGCTCCAAAAAGCCTTTCAGAACCAGTTTTTCGATGATGGCGGCACGGGTGGCAGGAGTGCCAATTCCTTTCCGTTCCGCATCCTCTGGAAAGTCATCGGCGCTGGCTGCTTCCATTGCCTGCAAGAGTAGATCTTCGGTGAAATGCTTTGGCGGAGAAGTTTTTCCCTCTTTTATTTCTGTTTTCTGAAGGGGAAGTGCCTCTCCCTCTGCTAATGGCGGAAGCATTTTTGCAGCTTTTTCCTCTTTCGGAAGAAGCTGACGTTCCATCGTTTTCCATCCATCATCCAGAATTTCTTTCCCTTTGGCAGAAAAGACAGTACCGGCACAGCTTAGCTCCACGGCAGTTTCCGCATACCGGTGCGGCTCGCTTACAGCGGCAAGAAATCTTGCTACGATCATCCGCACGACAGACTGTTCACCGGCAGGCAGAGCCGCAAGGTCAGCTTTCGCCATGCTTGCCGTGGGGAGCAGGGCATGGTGATCGGTAACTTTTTTCCCGTTGATTACTGCGCTTGCATGAACCACAGCGGGCCGCTGTACATCAAACGCAAAAGCACTGTTTTCTGCCAGCCCTGGAAGCGATGACGCCATATCCTCGGTCAGATACCGGCTGTCCGTTCGTGGATACGTCACCAGTTTCTTTTCATAAAGGCTCTGCATATAGTCCAGCGTCTGTTGTGCCGTAAAGCCGAAGAGACGGTTGGCTTCCCGCTGAAGTGTTGTCAGGTCATAGAGAGCTGGCGGCTTCTCTGATTTTTCCCGGCGCTCCACTTTACAGACAGTTGCCGTTCCCGCTTCCTGACAGGCTTTGCGGCACGATTCTGCATCTGTTTTTCCTTTAAATCGCTCGCTGGAAACAGTAAAATCATTTACTGTAATTTGCACTGTATAAAACGACTCCGGCACAAAGGCAGAGATGGCTGCTTCCCGCAGCACCACCATACCGAGTGTAGGAGTCATTACACGCCCTACATTGAGGGTCACACCATACAGACAGGAAAAAAGCCGGGTAGCGTTGATCCCGACAATCCAGTCGGCACGCTCCCGGCAGAGGGCGGCTTCATATAAGGCATCATATTCCGTTCCCGGTTTCAGATTGGCAAAGCCCTCCCGGATCGCAGTGTCTTCCATAGAAGAAATCCAGAGGCGTTCAAAGGGCTTTTTGCATCCGCACTGATGATAGACCAGACGGAAGATTAGTTCACCTTCGCGCCCTGCATCAGTTGCGCAGACCAGACTCTCCACATCCGGGCGTAACATCAGCTTCTTTAAAACGGAAAACTGTTTTTTCGTTGCCGCCGTCACCTGGTATTTCCAGGAATGGGGCAGAATCGGCAAGTCTTCCTTTCGCCATTTGGCATAGCGTTCTTCATAGCTTTCCGGCTGCGCCAGTTCTACCAAATGGCCGACGCACCAGCTGACAATATAGCCGCCGCCTTCCAGAAAGCCATCGCCGCGCTTTGTTGCTCCCAGCACTTTTGAGATACTCTGAGCGACTGAGGGCTTCTCGCAAACCACAAGTTTGAGCATGGGCAATTCACTCCTTTTTCATTTTTATGTTAGGGTAGCCCACAAGCTACCCCACCGAGGAAATACAAGCTACGCTGGACTACATCTGTTCCTCGTTGTCATCCTCTGGCTCATCCTCAGAGTCAATTTCTTCACCGTCAGTCACATCATCCTCATCCTCATCCGGCAGTTCAAAATCTTCATCCTCGTCTTCGGTATAATCCGCGTCCGGATCAGGCTTTGTCTGTTCGGCCTGCTTCTTTTTCTTCATCTGGAGAAACAGGAATCCACCGCCACCAGCCAGCACTGCCGCAAGCAGCACAATAATCGGAAGCATATTCGTGGATTTTTCTTCTGGTTCCTCTACCGGTTCCGGCTCAGGTTCCGGTGCAGCTGTCTCAGGAGTCTCCGGTTCTGTTTCAACTTCCAGACCTTCCTGATACTGTGCCGCCGCATCCTCATCCATCAGACTGAGAAGATCGGCTTCATCCACCTGATTGAGGAAGTGGACGGTCTGTTCTCCTTCATCGTCACGGTCAATAATCAGGTAAAAATAATTGCCGTCCTTGCTCACCAATGTGATGAACTGCTTTCCAGCACCTGTCGGGCTGCCGTTGTCGTCCACAATCGTCAGATTGCCATCCGGCGTCAGAGCTTCCATGGGTTCCTCCGCTGACTCCGGCTCAGGAGTTTTCTCCGGCACTGGTTCTTCCTGAACTGGCTGCGATTCTGCCGCAGCGCTTTCATCCACATAAGCGTAGGCGTTTACCGAAAATACACCCATACAAAAGGTCATAGCCAAAAGCAGCGCGAAAAACTTTTTAATCTTCATCCGTGGCATCCTCCTTTACCACCTGATTCACTGCTTCCGGAGAGGGAAGGGACTGCGCGGTCTGGCGCAGCAGCTGTCCCAACTGTTCCGGAGTCAGGTTAAACGCATGAACCAGGTCATGAATCTCCGTGTTTTCCTGTTCCCGATACCGTTTATCCAGTTCCTTATAGCGGGCATCCCATTCGTCCCGCCTGCGAAGAGCTTTATCCCGTTCTTCGCCGATTCGATCCAATTTTGCACTCATTCACATACCTCCTCAGCGAATGCGTCCATACGCATAAAAATGAGATTGCCAGTAACTTGTTTCTATCGAAGCATAAGAGATCGGATTTCCGCAGTGGATCATCATCCCGCCGCCCACATAAATTCCCACATGGCTGGCACCGGCAGTATCATACGTCCCCTGGAAGAAGATTAAATCACCGGGCTGTGCCTCACTGGCGGGAATAATATCACAGGAACCCATAAGGCCGTTTGCTGTGGTTCTGCCAACATTCCAGCCATTGCCGCAGTTGTTGATTACCCAGCAGACAAAACCAGAACAATCAAAGCTGGTGCTGGGTGAACTTCCGCCCCAAACATAAGGAAATCCAAGATACTTTTCCGCCTCGTGGATCATATTGACGAATTTTTCATCGGTCAGAGCTTCTCCCGGAATATCGTAGTCTGTATAAGGGCCGGTAGGTGTGGCATAAATATCATCCTCAAACAGATAGGGACGGTTGCCCTGGGTCTGCAACAGGATGTTATATCGTTCCTGCTGATCCTCCGTCAGTCCTGACGCAGCGATTGCCGTCCCCAGCCCATTGTTTCTAAGGGTGACATTGAGAATATAGTAGTTGTATTCCACCTCAACCTCATATTCTTCTTCCGAGGTTTCACCGGTTTCCGGATCGGTCACTGTATGGGTGCGTGTCTCCGTGCGTGTACGCACCTCCACTTTTTCCTCAAGTGTGAGCGTATACTGACGGTCAAACAGTTCCTGTAAGGTTTCCTGGACTTCCGCTCTGGTATAATCCTCAAACAGAACTGTCAGGTAGGCAGTCAGCTCATAAGGATTGTGGTTGATCTCATCCAGCTGATATCGGTATTCATCATAACCGGGATGCGTAGATTCGATATTGTCAATCTCATTTTTCAGTGTGGCTTCCAGTGCCTTATAGTCCTCATTGGTTCCGGTAATGTCTTCATCCGTAGCAGTGAAGGAAGTACCCAGCAAAGAGCCAGTACCGCCCTGAACCATGGCAGAACAGGAGGAAAACGCCCCGGAAACCATCAGAAAAAGCAAAGCAAATACCAGAATAATTATCATGGCATGGGTATGCCGGACAGCAAATTCTTTGAGCCGTTCCAGCAGTGTTTTCGCTCCCTGAGCAGTCTTTTCGGTGCCTTTTGCCGCACCACTGGCAGCCTTAGAACCAGAGGCAGCCCCCTGAGCAGCTTTTGCTGCATAATATTGTTTCTTAATTTCCTGACGCTGCTTCCAACGGGAAATAGGATTGGATGCAATCTCCGGGTTATCCGCTACAGCCTGTTGATAAAGGGCTTCCACATTTGCCTTGTCTGCTTTCCGGTCAAGCCGGGCTGCTTTCTGGTAGGCTTTCAGCTTATGACCGTACCGGACATTACTGACAGTCCGTGCAGCGCCTTCCGCAAATTCTTCGCTCTGATGCGCCGCCTGTACACCCACGTTGTCATCCTCGTTTTCCGCAATTTCATGGTGTACACGGCCAGCAAGCGTACCGGTCACCGCATGGGAAGCAGTGCGGCTGATACAGCTGACAGGAGATACTACATCCACTGCTGAATCGTTGAAGCGTAAATGCTCATTTACACCTGTTGTGCCAGCTTTCTGTTTGCCTTCCTTTTTGCCTACCGATTTCTTTCGATCTGGTACCGCTTTCTTATTTGCCTGTTCAGATGTCTTTTGAGAAGAATCCGCATCTTTGGAATTATCCTTTTTGCCAAAGCGCAGCTGCTCCTTGCGATCAGCTGCCTTATCTTTCTCATGCTTTAGCTTATTCTTTGTGGGCAGCCGGGCTTTCGCGGAATCCGCCTTATCCGCAGCCCGTTCCGCTTTCTTTGCCGCACGGGCAACCGACTTATTCTCCAGTTCCTCTTCATCAAACCGCAGACGTGTACTTTTATTCTTCATCTGACACCATCTCCTTTCTGGCCTTCCGAATCCGATCTTGTGCGATTTTCCAATATTCCTCTGAGATTTCCGTTCCGGTAAATTTTCGTCCAGATTGAATCGCAGCCAACGCTGTACTTCCCGTTCCCATAAATCCATCGAATACTAAATCACCCGGATTACTGGATATTTGAATCAGCCACTGCAGACAGACTTCATTTTTTACCGTTGGATGAAAGATTCCATTCTTTTTCTGCCACATGGAATGGTGTGTGGCCTTCGGGTATTCTGAGCCAAACCAGCAGTCCGAAAACCGTGTCTTATACCGTTTGCTGGGCTGGCGTCCCTTGTGAAACATAGTGCCTTCTTTATTCCGGTTTTCCAGAAGCGTAGTTGAGTTGAAAACTCTCCGCCCTTTTTGACAGAAGATCACCCACTCTGCGCTGCTTGCATAGCTTCCTTTCAGATCGCCAATCCCTCCAAGCGTTCCTTTTTCAATTACCAGGCAATTTTTGATGGTAAAGCCAGCTTCCTGCAGGCATTGAAAATGGTACGGATAGCAGTCAAAACGGGTAAAAAAATACGCATGACTGTTCATGCGTAAAATGCGGTAGCTCTCCCTGGCAAATGCAGGATAATCAATCCCATCATCTCCCGGAAGCATGGTGTGCGGATTCTTTGCGAACTGATTGCTGTAATGGATGCCATAAGGGGGATCGGTCAAAATCAGGGGAACTGACCCGTCCGGAATTCCTTTCATAAAGGTCAAGCAGTCCTCACAAAAAATTCTGTTCTCGTAGTCCCTGGGAAAAATCCTCTCTTCATTTTTGAACGGCATCTCACGCCTCCCGTTCCATAACCTCCGACAGCTTCGATGTCATGATACTGTACAGCTCCAGATCTGTCGGGAATCGGTCAACGAAAGGCAGGATCACGTTTCCATAGAACAGAAGACCTTCGCCCTCGCCGGAATGAGTTACATAGGAAAGCTGATGGGGACTGATATTCAGCTGGTTCGCCAGAATCTGCCGGTCACCGGCTGCCTGGTTGAGCATGATAATAAAGTCAGAATTTTCAAAGATATTCTCCACCTCGCGGCTGGAGAGCAAGTCTTTGACATTCTGCGTAATTCCGGTCGGAATGCCGCCCCATTTCCGGAAACGCTTCCAGATTTCTACGGAATAGGAAGCGGTCTGTTCCTCTTTCAAAAGAAGGTGGAACTCATCCATATAGTAGCGGGTGGTTTTACCCTGTCCACGGTTCTTTGTCACCCGTCCCCAAACCTGATCCTGGACAATCAGCATCCCGATTTTTTTCAGCTGTTTGCCAAGCTCTTTGATGTCATAGCAGACGAATCGGTTTTCAATATCCACATTTGTCCGGTGATTGAACAGGTTCAGAGAACCTTTGACGTAAATTTCCAGTGCTGTTGCCACATGGTGGGCTTCCTTTTCGTCCTGTGCCAAAAGCGCATTGTAGAGATCCTCCAGCAATGGCATATTCTCCGGCACCGGATTTTCAAAGTAGGGCTGATAAATCTGATGCACGCAGCGGTCAATGACTGTCTTTTCCACCGGCTGCAGCCCTTCCTTGCCGCCCACAACCAGTTCGCAGAGCGACAGGATAAAATCTGCCTTCAACGCAATGGGATTATCTTCCTCACTGTAATTGCTGTTGATGTCCATAGGATTGATATACTGGGTGCTGGCAGGGCTGATTTTAATGACCTGACCGCCCATGCGCGTCACAAGAGGTGTGTACTCGCTTTCAGGATCACACACGATGATGTCATCATCCGTGGCAAGAAAAGCATTGGTGATCTCACGCTTTGCCGAAAAGCTCTTTCCGGAGCCAGGGGTGCCGAGAATCAGACCATTGGGCGTTTTCAGTTTCTTCCGGTCAACCATAATCAGATTGTTGGAAAGCGCGTTCAGGCCATAATACAGCGCCTCCGGGCTGTCCTGAAACAGCTCCTGAGTGGTAAACGGGATAAAGATAGCCGTGGAACTGGTAGTCAGCGCACGCTGAATCTCAATCAGGTTCTGTGCCAGCGGGAGACTGCTCATAAGCCCCTGTTCCTGCTGGAAGTCCAGGCGGCACAGATTGCAGTTGTGCTTCTGTGCAATGCTGGATGCCTGGAACACATTGGTTTCCAGCTCCTGCAGTGTTTTTCCGGTATTCATCACCAGAAAAGTAATCAGAAACATTCTCTCATTTTGGCTCTGCAATTCCTTCAAAAGTGCCTTTGCGTCTTTCCCGTAGGTAGCAAGATCGGAGGGGATAATGTCGATGTCATACCCCGAACGGACCGCTTTCTTCTGTTCCTCGATCTTGCTGCGATCCAGTTCTGTGATCGTGCGCTTAATGGTCTTAATTGCCTTGTTCTGGTCTACGGACTGAATGTGCATCGTTACAATCTCGCTGGATTCCATATCCAGAAAATCCTTCAGCAGCTGGTCGCTAAGGTCAGAGGCAGTAATGGAGAGAAAACTCATAGCCCCATACAGCGATCCCATCTGGAACGTCTTTCCACCGGGGAAAGAAAAGCTGCTGGGCGCAATAAAATCCTTTACCGATAATCCCGATGCAGGAAGCCATTTCCAGTCGAAATAGAACTTGTCATGGTCGCCCATGTGGAACATGGAGTGCATCAGGTGCAGCCGTTCCTTACCATTTAATGTCCGGGCAGAAACGCCCAGGCGTCGGAAGTTGTTGAGCAGGTCTGTCTGAACGTGCTCCAGTCGGGGCTTTGCCTGCTTCATGGATTCTGCTTCAATACCGAAGGTCAGATATTTGGTTTTGGTCAGACCGTTGTTGCCACGTTCCAGCTGCTGGCGGAGCATCTGGCTGTATTCCTGGCGTACATCATCGAAGCCATCCTGCCGGGGCTGAATCTGAATCCGGCGTTCAAAGCTCTCCATATCAGTAGCCATATTCATAAAGGACAACTCGAAGTGGATGGAGCTGTCAAAGAAATTCAGGAAGCCGCACCATTCCTCAAAAATGGAAGTTTTGTCCTCCTGCTGAGCCAGCTGATAGTTGATGTCCTGAAACTGAATGGTTTTCGTGTAATAGCGGTCACTGACCCGACAGATGCCGTCCGGGAACATCCTCTGAAATGGGATGGACTGCTGTGCCGTGCGGGGAATGCCATCATCCCGCTTCGCCTTTTCAATGACAGAGTGAATCTGCTTTTTCTCCCGCTTTGTCAGAGTGTCCGGCAGAGCCATTCCGCTGGGTTCTGTCTGTTTTTTTCTGTTTTTCAGAGCAAACAATACGCTGTACCTCCTGTTCTGCCCACGCCTGCCGCATCAGCACCGCATAGTAATTGTTGGTCTGATAGGGACGGACTTTCGGGCGAATAAATTTTGCTTCAATAAACTGCTTTGCAATGACTTCCAGCGGCTGGCCGTGTTTCTCATACATCCCCAGAAAGAACATGGGGAGCATGATAATCATCATGCCGATGGCAGCAAGCGACACATTGCCGGACTGCTTTAACAGGAAGAAAGCCGGAACGCCCACCAGCGCACCGGCTCCAAAGCAGAGAAGCTGTCGTTTTGTCAGATTGAATAATACTTTTGATTTCACCCGTGTAAGGTCACGGGGAACCGAGATATAAGCTGCCAATTTGAATCCCTCCTAGTCTAGTGAGCGGAAAACACTCCCTTAGCGAGAGCGCCGGTCTTAAATAAGGTAAAGCATAACAGTACCGTGTAGCCGACTACGCCCCAGATTGAGGCAATCACGTCATCGCTGAAAGAGATTCCCTGAATCAGTACCGCATAAATTCCGACACAGATCAGAATCAGAAATCCCTGAAAACCAAGCGCCAGAAGTGAGCGCAGGTAATTCTGTCCCACCTGACTTTGCTCCCGATTTCCGAATGTGGCAAATGGAATCGGCGCAAGGCTCACGGCCAAATAAATTTCTATCATCCGGCCATACACGATAATGAAGATAATGATACTCAGCGCCCACATGGTGACATTGAGCAGGAACGACTGGAGGAACAGGCCAATCAACGGGCCAATGGCCATCTCCATCAAGGTTTCTTCCAGAGTCTCCAAAGCAGCTCCATCAATGGCTGTGGTATCTGAAATCAATCCGCCTGCTCCGTTAATCACGTTCTGACAGACATCAAACACCGCCATGGTGATATTAAAGCAGTTGGTGATCAGCATAACTGCCACGAAGGTCTTGAAAACCCACTTGAAGAAAATCCAGGTTTCAAAATTGGCAAGGTTGTTGTGATCGATAATCATCTGGATCAGTTCGTAACAGGCGATAATCGTAAGGATAATGCCTGCAATCGGGATAATGACAGATTCCGACACATTCCGAATCATAGAGAATACCCCCGGCGAGAAATTCGCCGGGGATGTTCCCACCTGCGTCGCAACATCGCCAACCTGCTGGTTGACTGCATCAAACATCCCGGACAGATGATCCATAATCCCGCCGACCAGCACTTCTTTCAGCCATTCGGTAATCGATTCCCAGATAAAATCCATCCGGCTGCGACCTCCTTTCTGCCCGCCCCGCATTATGTGGGACAGGGCGAGGATTTACAGGGTTTCCGATTAACCGAACAGACCGGACAGGAGCGGAACGAGAGTGATGCCGATCAGGGCAACGCCGCCGCCCGCCATAAGCTGTTTCATCCGTTTTGTTCACGCCGGTGCGCGATTCCGACGCGGTTCCACCTTTTATCAGGCGAACACCCCATGTTTTCACATGGGCGCAGACTATATCTTCACCCGCTGTTTGCGGGGCAGACCACTTCGGGCCGCTTGACCCTACTCCTGCAAAGGATAGTCGTTGAACGTCCCTCTGTTCGAGGTTTCGCTGCTGATTGCCCATTCTTACCGGCGTTTAGGTTCGCACCTTGCGCGATCCATGTGTTTCTTTCTGCTTTCGCGGCCATCACATTGGAGCCTGTTTCATCTCTGTGTTGTGGCACACATGGCTTTAGGGGTTCCCAGCAATTCAGTCTGTCATCGTGTGGACTTTCACCACACGCTTCACGGCAATTACTTGTCCGTGGAGGGCATTCATTACCCCTGAGATTTGGCACCGGGATTGTCGTTTCCATAACCTTCCAGAAGGTTGATTGCGCCCCAGATACCAAGGCCAGCACCGAGAGCAACAACGAGGGTCTGGAGAACAGTAATCGCTTCATTAAAGAAATCCATACAAAATACCTGTGACCGAAGCATATCGGGAGATTGTCTGTAATAGGAATCCGCACAGCAAAGACAGAAAACAAAAGCCGCTGGTATTTTTCCTTCCAACGGCTCCCGGCTTCGGTCTTTCCTTTCTTAGTTTGATATTGTGATTTCTGCATTCTGTTTTTGCAGGCGGAGAGAATGCCTGAATGTGAACCGCACATTAGAACCAGATAAATTTCTCTGCTTACCGCAGTCGGACTATTCTTTGCGCAGCCAGGGATTCAGGGCATAAATAAAAAGCCTGCCATTCCAGACAGACTTGCGTCACAAAGCGTCAGCATCCACGACCGTAAAGACATCGTTCTTTTTCAATTTCATTTTCCTGTTCAGGAATTTCTCAATGTCGAAGGTGTTGCGCTTATCGAAATCGGACGTGTATTTGTAGTTCGGGTGCTGGGTTAAATCATATTTATCAGACAAAAATGGTCGGACACCGCGCAGCTGAAGGATGCACTTGCCGCCGTCCAATACGGCAAGCTCATCGATGGAAGCGAGATCATGACCGGTCTTTTGATAATTTGTGCCGTATGACGGGCTGTTGCCCCTGGTATCGGAAGTATTGAACATATCAATCGTTTCCTTACCCAGGGCGGCATTCAGTTCTTTCAGTGTTGTCGGCTCAGAGCCACCAAGGAAAATCTGCGAATCCATATTGCCGACAATCGTATCCGCATTGTCCTTGTAAATGGCTTTCAGCTGGCTTTTTGCCTGCAGCACCAGGCAGGCGGAGATTTCCCGGCTTCGGATGGTCGCTACCAGCTTCTCCAAGTTGGGGATCTGCCCAATATTGGCTGCCTCGTCGATCAGACAGCGCACATGAACCGGCAGACGACCTCCATACACATCATCCGCTTTTTCACAAAGCAGGTTAAACAACTGTGTGTACACCATCGAAATCAAAAAATTGAAGGTGCTGTCCGTATCGCTCATGATTAAGAACAGCGCCGTTTTCCGATCTCCAAGGGTATCCAGTTGCAGCTCATCGTAGGCAGTGATTTCCCGCAATTCCTGAATGTCGAATGGGGCCAATCTGGCACCGCAGGAAATCAGGATCGACTTTGCGGTTTTGCCAGCGGCTAATTTATAGAGTCGGTATTGGCGAACCGCAAAGGAATCTGGCTTCTTTCGTTCCAGTGCCTCAAACATCAAATCCACCGGATTCTGAAATTCTTCATCATCCTCCCGGACTTCCATCGCATTCAGAAATGTCAGCAACGTAGCAAAATTCTGTTCTTCTACCGGAGCCTCGTAATGAATATAGGCGATCAACGCTGTATAGAGCAGCTTCTCCGATTTTTCCCAGAACTCGTCACCGCTTTTTCCGTCACCCTTCGTATTTGCCATCAAAGTTGTCACCAGTTTCAAAATGTCCTTCTCGCTATGCACATAGGCGAATGGATTGTACCGCATGGACTTTTTGAAGTTGATGGTGTTAAAAATCTTGATCCGATACCCGTGCTTTAACAATGCGTTTCCACATTCGCAGACGATCTGGCCCTTCGGATCGGTGACTACAAAGGAAGTCGGATACTCTTTGGAGTTACACTGGAGAAGATTAGGCTTAATCCAGAACCTGGTCTTACCGGAGCCGGAACCCCCCACAATTAAAACATTCTTATTGCGGGCATTCTTTGGATTGGCAGGCCGGTTCGACAGCATCAGGCGTTCCGTCTTTGTAAGGATAATATTGTCCTCAAACTTCGGAGCCACGAACGGTTCAATATCTTTGGCTGTTCCCCAACGCGCCGACCCGTACTCCATATTGTGGCGATACTTCTTAGCATTTTTCCCTTTCAGATAAACTGCCAGCCGGACACATCCTCCGGCAAACAGCCCGACCAGCAAATCGGAAGGGTAGAAGCTGGGTATCGGATTGGCAAAAGCCTGACCGACTGTGGAAAAGAACGCCAACAATTTCGAAGAAATATCCGTTCCTTCTGCCAGACGCCATGCTTCTCCAAGATTGGTAGCAAGCAGCCCAAGGATCAGATACGGGATATTCAGTATTACCAGGCGTTTGATTTCTTTCTTACTCATAAATCACGCTCCTGTTTCTTCTGCCGTACCTTCGCAGGCATGGAAGCCACCAACTGCTTCAGTTTGTTCAGCTGCTTGAGCACGCTCGGTTTCTTTTGCTTTTGCAGCAGAGAAGCGGAGTATTCCTTAAACGCAGCCGTCATGGCGTCCCCATCCCTGGCTTTGAAGAACACCAGATACCGAGGCGGCGTCTGGGACGGATCTTTCGTAATGGCATAATCAATGCCATACTTGTCCAGAAACCGCTTAAAGCCCTTGATGTCCGTTTTTTCAATTTCGATATTGGTAGCGCCCTGATTTTGCCCTAACAGCTGATCAATGGTCTGCTCACCTACGGGCTTTTCGTTTTCAGCAGCCAGTTTCTTTGCTTTTACATTGCGTCGGTGCTGCATATATTTCCGAAACGCCGCAAGCAGCGCCCGACCGCTCAGCTTTGTCGTACTGATCGCCAGATTCAGTGTCCTGTTTTCTACTTCCTCCTGCAATAGACCACCTCCTTAACCCGAACACGGAATCGGGGAAAAATGAAAGATGCCGGATCAGGTAGAAAAACTACCATTCCGGCATCAACGAATCTGTTCTTTTTTATCGTAATGCAGGTGTCCCTGCACTACACGGGCATGGCTTAAAATCTTGATGTGACCTTTTTCCTGATTTTCGAGGGATTTTCGATACCCTTCATCCGTTAAAAACAAACGGGTTCGCTCACCTTGCCATCCAACAGGAGAATCTTTTGTCAGAACATCAAAGATAATCATATGGCGGGTATCGTCAGCAAAGCGCTCCAGTGCCATATACTCATGTCCGTGATACTCCTTTGCGCCAGCTTTCAGACGCATTTCTTCTATCAGTTCACCAATCGTTTTTCCGTTACTCATGCACATCTCCTTCCGATTGCGTCAGCGTAATGCTGCAATCCACCTCATTTCCCCAGACATCCCAGCCGGTAGACGTTTCCCTTGCGAATAACTCAATGCGCGGTACATCACCCACCAGTGTAACCGCCAGATTACGAACAATATCCGGCTTTTTACTGTGCCGCTCTCTGGGACTGATAATCAGCTGAGAAATACCGGCGCACTGACGTTTTGGTTTCCCTCTGACTGCCAGCAAACATATCTCAGCATTACTGCGTGTCCACCAGCCAAGGCCGAGAAAAAAGCCGTTTCCGGATGGATTTGTCTTTACCCATACAAAGCCGACTGTCTTGTACTGGAAGCCCCACGCTTCAATTAGCCGAAGGGCTTCCGGGAGCTTTGGAAAGGTTGCCCACAGAAGCAATACACAATTATCTGCCGCAATTTCTGCAACGGGAAGCTGATATAGTTCCTCATCTGACATTGTAGCGTAATGATTGATTGCGGCTCCCTGTACCTTGCCGCTGCGGTAACGCCAGGGCGGATCGGCATAAATCATCTCATATTTCTTCATACCTCACCATTCAGCAGAAGCGCCGGAAAGTCCTGCCCGTCGGCACAAAGAATTACCGTGCGGCTAGCTACCATGCGCTGTACATCGTAAATGTCCTCTGCAGTCACAGAAACGTCCTCACCGTCACCGTCCACATCATAGAAGATAGCGGGACCGACCAGATATTTCCGACCATCCAGCACCAAAATCTGCCGTTCGTCATAGCTCATAAGCAAATCACAGTCCGGAGCCTGAATCACGGAATCGTCTGTGCCGAAGCATTTCAGCACATCAAAACATTCGGTGACGTCTTTTACCTGGATACCTTTCCCCGGAAGCGCAGCGACCATCAGAATGTAATCGCTGTCTGTTGAACTGCTGTGCAGATCGGTAGCTTTCAGGCAATGCCGGATTCCATCCAGCATTTCTCCGATACCTGCTACAAGCAAGTCCACATCTACGTCCGCAGCATTGGCTTTAGCATTCATTTCATTTTTGTTGAGCATATTTGTTCTCCTTTACCTTGACTGATCCCGCTGTCTCTTTTTCTGCCATTGTTCCAACAGCCGGATAATCGTATCTTGCATTTGCTTTGGAGTATAAGAGCGCGGAAAATACTTACGGAGTACGTCATTCTTGAGCGTGACCGTATCCAATTCGCTCTTTTTCTCTTCATTCATAATCGTGTTCATAGCTTCCTGGGTACACATCCCTGCCTGACTGAGCTTTTTAATCCGCTGTGCCTGAGACAACGATGGAGTGGACTGTCCGTAATCCATAGCTTCCAGGAAACCTTGCTGTTCCTCTTTTTTCAGAAAAGACAATTCCACCGCCGGGTTGAATGCGATTTCTTTACGATCCACCATATCCAGAAGCTCGGGGATCAGATTGGTCAAATTGATAAATCGCTGAACCTGACGGGCGCTTTCACCGGTTTGCTCAGCAATAATCTCCCTAGACTCTTTTCCCTGAAAATCCCGGCCAACTTGGCCGGAATTTTCCTTAGACGGTCTTCCAGCCCTTCTAGCCATCGCCTCCATCTTCATTTTGTAGGCAAACGCACGCTCACTGGGGAGAAGCGTTTCCCTTTGAAGATTGGAGTCCACCATGGCAATGGTTGCGGTATCATCATCCATCTGCCGGACAATCACTGGCATCGTTTCAAGTCCAGCAAGTTCCGAAGCCCTCATGCGCCTATGACCTGCCACTAATTCATACCCGCCCTCCGGACGTGGACGGGCAAGCGCTGGAGCCAACACGCCAAACTGTGCTACGCTTTCCACTGTACGCTGCATGGCTTCATCATCCACCACCCGGAAGGGATGATTTTTGAACGGATGTAATTCAGAGAGCGGAATCTCCTGAACCCGTTCAGATTTTTTTACAGGCATTCATAAAACCCTCTCTTTCCCGGCTGTACAGCCGTTTTTTACTAGGAGAACAACACCTCCTTGACCAGTTCCTGCTTTGATTTTCCAATCGTAGTTCGCCGGTCATGCCCCGGAACGTGTACCGGCGTACACATTTCCAGTACCCGGCTGTAAATTCTGGCGTGTGCCACATCTTCAGGATTACGGAGCTGGCTAATCGTCAGGTTTGTTGTGATAATCAATGGAAGCCCTGTCTTATAGCGTTCATCAATAACAGCGTAAACCTGTTCCAACGCATACTCGGTATTCCGCTCAATTCCAAGATCATCAATAATCAGCAGAGAGAAGCGGTTGAAAGAAGCAATATAGCGATACCGCTCATCCGAATACATGGCACCCATCTGGTTTAGAATTTTGGAAAAATTGGTCATCAGGACGGGAACACCTTTTTCCAACAATGCATTAGCAATACAAGCGGCCAGGAATGATTTTCCTGTTCCAACATCGCCCCAAAGCAAAAGGCCAAGGTTTTCCGCCTTGACTTTCTTCCAATTTTCCGTATACCGTTTCGCCATCTGGATGCTGGGAGTATCTGTCGCTGACGCAAACGTCCAATCCTGAAGATGCCGCTCCTGAATACCTGCCGCTTTCAGACGGCGAACGTAGAGCAGCTGTTCTTCCTCCTTCATGCGTTGTTCCTGCCGTTCCCGTTCTTCCTTCTGGCATTTACAGATACAGGGCATGATCCGTTCTTTGCCCTCAAATGTGATCCGACATTGAACCGGCGTATGACATTTCCCACAATAGAGGAGTCCATCTTCGCCGAGATACTGCTCCGGTCTAGGTTCTTTCTGAACCTGAATACGATCCAGAAAATCGAACATTGTATTCATAAACTTTCTCCCTCCTTGTACCGGTAGTTATCATGACTATATGCGGGCAGTTTGGACTGTTTGGAATCTCGTCTTGCCCAACTGCGGATGGTAGCCAAATGATTTTTATAGCGCCTTCCGCTGGAAGCCATATATTCCGACAATCGTTCAATGCGGCTCTGATAGTCTGCTGGAAACTCAGCCTGGAGTTTTTGCAATTCTTCGTCCGAAAGAAGTACATTCTCATACATTCCGTACCGGTGACGAGAAGGTTGTGATACTGTTTTTCCCTTCTCATCTGTACTTAATTGTTTTTTACTTGATCCTTCTTTACTTCTTTGTGCGGGAGTTATCGTATCCGGCGGAACCGTATTCGGGCTTACCGTATCCGGCTTTTCCGTACACGGTGAATCCATGCACGGCTGCGATCTCGGCTTTTCAAAAATCACATACTCTGTCTGTCCTAAGCGGCCATTCGGTTGACGAAGCTGACGGCGTTCCAGATAGCCATGTGTTTCCAGCTCTTTCAGCGCGGTGAGAATACCGTCTACACCTTCCAAGGAGATTGCCGCAAGTCCTCTCACAGAGTAGTGCCATGTATCCGGCAGGCTGAGAAGCATGGAAAGAAGCCCCTTTGCTTTCAGACTCAGTGTCTGATCCCTCAGATGGTAGTTACACATGGTTGTGTAATTGGCGTTTTTCTCTACCCGGAAAACTGCCATCTCAACCACCTCCCTTACGGCGCTGTACTCGTTAGCAACATATTCTTCACTTCACACAACCTCCTTGCATTGCTTACTTTTTGCTTCTGCCAGTAACGGCAGAAACAAAAAAAGAGCGGTTACCCGCCAGCCAGGATTTCTCCTGACGGCAGATAACCGCTCTATGTTCAATACTATTCTTTTCTGATCTGGCATTTCCTCCGTTACGCTGCCAGCGGCGCAGATTGCATTATATGATTGAAATTCTTTTTGTTTCGGGTCAAAAACAAATAGAACCAGCCACAAAGCCTTGATTTTCAAGGTCTTTCTGTGTTGGTTCTATTATTACACAGTCATCTTTTGTGATGACCATATTGACCTTTCCACCTGAAAGATGATTCAGCATAGCCTGAAAGCCGGGGCGCTCAAAATTGCCGCCGGAATAGCCATCGTCTACAAATTCTTTTACAATAATAATATCGTGCTTTTTGCAATAGTCTCTTATGATCGCGCGTTGATTTGTGATACTCTCCGACTCATTCCCGTGCTTCTTTTCTTCGTCTGATAAGCGGCAGTAAATGTCAGCGAGCTTGATGTGGTCCCACATAATATCCTCCCTTCCGGAACCACTCATTTACATGGACATTATATCACTTTATTGCCTGAGTGGTCAAAAAAATCGCCTTTTTTAGCGGTGGTAATAATTTCCTCCGCCACGGCCTCCTGTGGTGTCCTGCCGCTGGCAAACACCCGCTCGATCACATAGGTCGCGGCTCCGATCCGCTGCAAATTTTCCTTTTTTTCCAAGGTCACACCTCCATAGGGAAAGTATTTCCGTTTGAACGCAAATTAACCGGGCCTTCATGCAGGCCCGGTCATATTTTGCGGCTTGAAATCAGCAAAAACCGCACCCTTATCCTCCTTGTTGGCGTATCGCACACTATTTGTCCTCGACGCCCCGTGTGCAGGCCGAAGCCTGGGAAATCATCAAGCGGCGGTTTGCTGCACCGCCTCACGGGAGTTTCACCCCAACTGCCGTTCTGACAGAGCCGCCTCCATTGCTTGAGACTGTGGCTGGACGGGAGTACCATTGTCATTCCGACTGTCATCGCCATACCGGGGGCAACCCGATACTCGCAGAGGGGTTTCTCGCTCGGCCCGGTTAACCGGGGTCATGGCGTACCCTGCTGCTGTGGCTCGCGCTTTCGCGCATCGGAACTGATGTACTTGATGAATGGGTATTTGGTTTTCAAGGTACATGGAGGGCGTGTGACCCTCTCACCCCCCTACTACAACATTCAAGGCCCGAAAGCGAACTTATTTTTTTGAAAAATTTGAAAAAATTTGGGGAGGCCAAAAACATAGCACAAAAACCAGGGAGTCAAGCTGACACCCTGGTTTGCAAAGGCCGAACAAAAGGAACCTCTTATACTAATATCTTTTTAAAAAGGTTGATAATTTATCGCCGTTGTTGTATAATAAACATGATGATGAGAAATGAAAAGATACACTTTCACGCTTGAGGAAACGCAAGGAATCAAGGCTGCGAGAAAAAAGAAATGAGACAAGAATGTTGAAAAAAGACTGGCAGCACTTGAGATGCGAGCAGAAGGGAAGCAGAACAAAGAAATTCGTGAAAAAACCGGCTTCCACACGCAATATATTACCGTGCTGGTTTCCCGATATAAAGCCAACGGTCTTGCAAGTATCACAGAAAGCCACTATCATGGAAACCACCGGAACCTGAGTTATGCAGAAGAGGAAGCGCTCTTGGAGCCGTTTCGTCAGGATTCAAATGCAGGAAAAGCGGTATCGGTGCATGATATTGAGACTGCATATCGGGAAGCTGTAGGTCATTCCATAGGGACATCACAGATCTATTACGTCCTCCACCGCCACGGTTGGAGGAAAGTCATGCCAAGGAGCAAGCATCCGAAGAAAGCCAGTGATGAGGTCATCGAGACCTCAAAAAAATTAACAAGCGAATCGGCGAACTGAAGGATTATGTAAACAAGTCTGGTCATCCACATCAAGAAGTACGACTTATGTTCCAGGATGAAGCAGAATTCGGACGAATCAATAAGCCCAAATACTGCTGGTGGGAAAAGGGCATTCGTCCATCGGTGCCTTTCCATCACATTCGTGAATATCGGTATGCATACGGAGCTGTTGAACCAGTAACGGGAAGCTCCTGTTTTCTTGTTATGCCGTATTGCAATTCTACTTGTATGAACATATTTCTTGAGGAACTGTCCAAGCAATACCCGGATGATCTGATTCTGCTGTGTTGTGATGGTGCAGCATGGCACAAGTCTAACAAGCTTCATATCCCGGAAAACATAGAGTTGTTTTACATTCCACCGTATACGCCTGAGATGAATCCCATCGAGCAGATATGGAAAGAACTCCGAATCACGGGCTTCCGCAATGAAGTGTTTGCTACTTTGGAGAAGGTAGTAGATCGGCTTTGCGATATCATTTGCACCTTGACCTCTGATACGATAAAGAGCATTACACAGCGTAGTTGGATAATCAATTGTTTTAATTAGATTTTAGTATTAAACAAACAAAGGCGTGTGCCGACTGGCACACGCCTTTGTTTAATTATTTCGCATTTCTATGGCATATCCCTGTTTATGTACGGGGCGTTCCAAAGAATTCCTTCGTCGCCTTCCGAACCTTCGGCCACAAGAAGACCATGGCGATCAGGTTTGGAATGGTCAGGAGGCCAAGAGCAATGTCCTGAATCGTCCAGACCATATCACTTTTCAGGGTAGCACCGAAGATGCAGAAGCACGGGAAGATATACTTGAACTTTTCAGCGACCGTGCGCCCAAACATATAGTTCAATCCCACAAAGCCGAAATACCACTGACTCATCAGGGAGGTTGTGGAGAACAGCAGGAGACTGGCCGCAAGCACATACCGCATCGGAGGGTCCCGTGAGACCGCAGAAAATTCTGTGTAATCGACGATCCTCGACAGTATGAAAATCTTCGATTAAGTCAAGAATGAGAACAAACATTCAAGAC